TATGCCAACAACTCCTTAAATACATTAATAGCACTATTATAGTATCTAAAACTTTCAACTTCTTTATTAGAATACTGTGATTTATCATAGAAGTATTTGCCATATTTTTCTGTTTTTAAATTAAACTCATTCGCTAATCTACCAATTTTATTTGCAGATACTCCTAAAATTTTACCGATTTCTCCAGCTGAATAAGTCTTTTCTTTTACTTCTGGTAATGGTAGTACAGGCTTACCAGCAAGAGCTAACGAAGCATAGCTATCAGTAATCTGTCTATATTCTGGAATGTTAGTTCTATCCCCTAGTTTTATCCACAATTCAGCGACTTTTGCTTTAGCTTCATTTTCTCTAATCTCTAATTCTTTTTGTTGGTATTCTGTTATCTTAATTTCACTAATTTGATTAAGTTGTTTTTCCATTTCTTCAAATCTGGTTACATATTCAGCAGTAAATAATACACCTTTTTCACCAGTTAACTTATTTGCGACCATGTCGCAACCCTTACGAGTAAGTTTGTAACAAGGTCTAAGCTTTCCTTGATTGTCTAAATAACTAGATTTAATAAAGAAATCAGGTGCCTGCAATTTTGCAGTGGCTAAAATTTCTTCATAATTACGTATTGAACGCATTAACATTGCATGGTCTTTCCCAATCATTTCAGCCACTTGACGACTATCTACATAAATTTTTCCATTTTCATTAATTAGTTGTAATTTGTTCATTGTATATTCTCCTTTTTTATTAAGATATATATTCTTAACTTATATCTGCAATATCATTTAATTCACATTCTGCAATATAAAAAATATTTACATCAAAAGGACTATTATTATCTAAATATTCTTTTGCTACAGTTTCTGCTTTATTTCTACTATTAAATACACCAGTATAAATATTTTTGTATACAGAAATATCTTTTTCAAAATCAAAACTGTAATATGTTTGTTCTTTTGCAATGGTTAGAATAAATAATTTCATATTATTTCCTCATACTTTGTTCATATACTTTTTCAAGGTCATAATCCTTATAATTATCTCTATCCCATAAGTCATGATTTTTAAAGTATTCTTCAACTGTCATACCATTAATTCTAGCTACTCCATCAGGTGATGGCTTATTTGGAATATTAAGTTCATCAAATATTTTCTCTAATAATTTAAGATCTTTCTCAATTTCTTCATCAGTGAATGTCATTTATTATTCCTTTCGTACTCATTATAAAAATCCAGAATTTTCTCTGCTAATTCTGGATTATCCCATTTATTTCCAATAACCTCAAAACAATTTATTTCTTCATTTGGGATATTTATTTTTGCTACAAATCTACATTCACTTTTGTACCATTCAACAACACCTATTACATTTTTCCCATCTTTATTTTGTATTAAATCACCTTCAAATACTTTTTTCTTATTACAATCGACAGCATTAGTATATTGTCCAACTGTTTCTGCTTCAACTCTAATATTAATCAAAGTGCCTTTTGGATTAATATAATAATCATCTTTTCCGCCTACACCCTCAATAAGATTTCCTTGAACCCAATCACCTTTTTTATAAATTAAACCATAATCTTCTTTTGATTTACCTCTAAATAAAATTTCTCTACTCATTTTTTATTTTCTCCTTGTATTTTAATTCCAAAATCCTCCATTATATAATATTAAAATCCATATAATTACCGAAAATGTCCTCCACCCAAAACTTATTGTTTCAAGCTTGCCATCAAGAAAAACTCCTGAACAAAAATCCATGCTTAATAATATAATTGCTAATATTTGTGGCATATCCATTTTTTTATTCCTCCTTGTCTTTTTCTAAATTAATCCAATTACATGGTGGTTCAATCGTATGAACTGGACAATTAACTGAAAAAGAACAATTTTCATTTGAACAGTCTATATCTAAATCCTTGCAAAAATTTCTAATAACTCTAATAGCGTCATTCATTAATTTCAGCTTTTTTTCGTCCAATTAAAAAACACCTCTATCATATTTACCTAAATAACTAAATTTTGAATTTTTATCATCACAAATATTACACGGATAATCTTGAGTGATATTTTCTTTTTTATAAGTGCATATATTACAAATACTTCCATCAATAAATTTAGAATTTAATTTACATTCGCAACATGGTTTTTCTATTTCATATCGGTAAAAATATTTACAGAACAAACAATTATTTCTTTCAATATTGTTACTCATATTTACCACTCCTTAAACCACTTCATGCAACCTATACGCATAAAATCTTTTATTTGTATATCTGTCAATGGTGAAACTTCTTTTCTTTTTAGAGCTTTAACCCTAATTTTACAATCATAAGAAACTGTTATTATACCTGCAATTCCGTTTACTTTCTCTCGTATTTCATCTTCATACTTTTTATATAGCTCTTCAGGAAAAGCATAATATAAAGCACTTACGAGCGGAGAAGAATGATATACTTTTTTGTTGAAATCATTTCTGAAGTCGTTTATATCAACTTTGATTTCAACTTCTACTAGATAATCTGATTTAGTGATATACACTATATCAGCTTCATACATTTTAGATGGTTTTTGCCATGCTTCTAGTTTTTCTATTTCTGGTAACATCTCTTTTCTATATTCACCTGTCATCAGAACATTAGGAATACAGATATTTTTTATACCAAAATGTTTGCCTAATTTAAGCTGCATTTCTGTTTCTGTCATATAATTTATACCCTTTCTTTTTATTTGTAAGTATTTCCATATCTTTTGCAATTAAAACATTTATAAAATTTTTTCTCTTTTTTCTCGCAAAAGAGAGATATTCCACAATGGGATAAATTAAATTTGTATTTTGGTTTCAATTTGGGGTGCTTTTTATAAAAACTACATTTGCTTAATAAATCATTTTGTTCTGCTGTAATCGGTTGCATGAAATCTTTTAATTTATATGCAAGAACGCTACATTCTTCATCAATAGGAACTTTATGACAAATTACTAAATCTTCATTAGTATCTACATCTTTAGCTATGTCAATAATCTTATATTCTCCTCCTTCAAAATAAACCCAAACATCACCATTACGAGGGATATCTCTATCTTTATTCATTTTTTATTCTCCTCTCATACTTCAGTTATTGTTTTTCTGCAATTTTTTTTAGAGTTTTCCATTTAAAATCTTTACCTTCTGCATCTTTTAGTAATAATGGGACTTCATAATCAAAAATATCTGTCGGTACATAAGTATCTTTATTAATAGCTATATCTTTATTTATTTTATCTAAACTAGGAAGCTCTATCCCTGTAACATCAATAATTTCCATTTTTATTCACCTTCTATCGTTTCATCAAAATCTGTATATCCTAAAACCTTAATTCCCATAACACAGTATCCTTCCTGTATCCCTTGTGGAAAATCTTTATCTTCTAAGACATATAGAATTTCACACCTAGTTTTACAACCTGTATATTCTTTTTTTACTTGGTCATACTCTCTTAAAATAAGAATGTCGTTTGGTTTAAAACCTCTATCATTTTTTCTAATTTCAAAGTTTTTATATCCGTTTATTATTGCATCAAAATACTTCGGCATTATTTTTAATTCGTGTGTTTTTCTTAGTGCATCTATATCTTTTTGCACTTTTTCTGGTTCATAACCTAGAATTTTGTTTATACGAAGTAACTCGTTATAAACTAAAGCACCATCTTCAGTACCAATAACTTTTGGATAGTTTAATAAATATTCTTTGTATCTTTCTTCGTTTAATGCACGTTCTATTTCTTTATATGTTTTATTATCTAGCATTTTAAAATCTCACCTTCCTAACTATCCCTGTTTTCAATAAATTCATTCATCTTTTTTTCTTTCTTCTTTCTCTATATTCTTTATCGAAAACATATATTTTAAATGTATTATTTTCTATATCCTCTTTGAGTATTTCACTGCCACAAATCGGACATTCATAATCACTTTTTTGAAATTTGACTAAATCACTTTCTTTTTCAAAATATTTCACTTTACTACATTCTGAACATATAAATTTATAATTTATTCTTAAAATCTCGTCATCTTGTAAGGTCAACTCATCTAAAAACTTTTCTGCTTCATCAACATTTGTTCCAGTCATATACGCTATATAGATTGGCATAAAATTTTCTATCCTACTTTTTACCAATCTATCTACAACTTTTCTTACATTTCGCCTTTTTTCATTAACTTTCATTTTTTCACCTTCTTCTTATTTAAAGTTATTTCTACAAATAAACCTGTCTTTTAATTCGTGTATACTGTAAAGATATTACTTTGAAATTTTCATTGCCCCCATATATTATTAACAATTATGTTTATTCCCTTATAAGTGATATTTCAATAAAAAATCTGGATTAATAACTTTAAATGATAATCTGCCATCAGCAAAACTATAATTATTATTAACATAAATATCTCTTTTAGGTCTAATAACAATTCCTTCTCTAGGTGTATTTCCAATAGTAGATTGCCCTTTAGACATTTGCACAAGTTCATCTATATCATCTGATAAATAGTAGCTGTTATTTAAAATAGGTACTATAGGAATATTTGCTAATTTTAATAGCCCTACGCTTTGTTTAAAACTAAAATAATCTCCAAAACCTCTAACATTAAAAGCAAAAATTTCTTTACAATTTAATTTATATTTATTGCTTTGGATTTTTGTTCCAACTAATTCACCTTGAATAATAATGTTTCTAGGAATATTTTTTAAACCTTCTTTGTATTGACTAGCAATTTTATAAAAACAACTATTATTATCAACAATTCTATTTCTGCTGCATACATGAAGTTCATCATTATCATCTAACCAAAAAGTAATAGAGCTACCATCTAATTTTTCTGTGATTACACATTCAGTATTTTTGTATTTTTTCAAAAGACCTTCTAAATCTTGAACTCTAGTTTCATCAGTTTTTGGAATCCAATTTGGAAAATCTCCTTCAACATTGGTTATATTGTTAAAGTCTGGCTCATATTTTTTAGCATTAACTAAATCTGTAACAATATCGCCTTCTTTATATTGTTGATAGTTTTCAAGAATATTAACAGGAAAACAAATTCCTTGAGCAACTACACCACGCATTTTTCTTGTTTTAATTGGTTTTCCTTCTAAAAATGCAAACAAAGGATTATCTTTTGGTAAAATAGTGTCTGTTTCACAATATACAACTAAATCACCATCATTAAATTCTCCTTTTTTAATTACAACAGGATAACCTAAAACTTTAGCTTGCTGAATTTTATCAGCACCTTGAATATCTTGAATATTTTTAATTTTTTGTACACTAACTAGCTTTCTCATTCAAAAACCCCTTTATTTTTTTGCCTTTATCGGCAAATTAAAGTATATTTTTAACAATATTTTTCACTTTAACTTGCCGATATTTTATTATTTTATCTTCTCGTTTTTCTTTTAATCATCTTCAATACATAAATATTTTTTTACTGCTTTTGTTATACCTCTATTACAATTTGAACAGTAAAATTTTTCTTTGTATTGAGCCGTATATGACATATCTCCATCAATACTCTCACCAAATTCATCAAAAAACAGAACTTCTCTTCCTCTTATAGGTGTTTCGCTTCTAAATCCATCTGATTGTTTACAGTATGGACATATAAATGGTTGTTTTTCTATTTCTTCCATGTTATTATCACCTCTATTTTGCTTTAAAATTATAGACTGTTTTCAGTCTATCAATTACTTTAACAGTATCTCCGACAAGTTCTTCAATTCCCTGCTTATATGCTTCTGGTGCTTCATCTAATGTTTTCTCGCACACAGAAGTTGTATAGATACCTTCCATATCTTTTTTAAACTCGTCTAAAGATAATTTTTTCTTAGCCTGTTTACGGCTAAACACTCTACCTGCACCATGAGGAGCGGAATAATTCCATTCTGGATTTCCTTTTCCAATACACAATAAAGAACCATCTCGCATATTTAATGGAATTAACAATTTTTCTCCTCTTTTAGCGGAAATAGCACCTTTACGAATTATATTGTCATCTCCAATGTAGTTATGAACTGTGTGAAATTTATCAAGATAAGGGCTATCATTCCAATTCATGTTATTAATAATTTCAGTAGCTATTGTTTCTCTATTTAAACTAGCGTAATCAGAACACGCTCTCATATCACTTAAATAGCATCTTAAATCCTCACCTTCTAACCAACATAATTCATCAGGAACAATTTCTTCTGGTATTTCTCTTTCGTATCTAAAGTTTAATTCAGCTCGTGTTTGCCAACTCTTGCAGACATGAACACCTAAAAATCTACTGCCAGAATGAATAATTAAATAACATTCTTTTGTTTTTTCGCTTTCAGCAATCTCTATAAAATGGTTTCCACCACCTAGAGTTCCTATGCTTCTAGCTACATAATCAACTCTATCACATGGTAAACCCCAAACATATCCATTTACATCTTCTACCCATTCAGCAAAATTACCATATGCTTTTTCTCTAATATTAAATCCAGACGGAATAAATTCATTAATGACTGCATCTAATTTAGCAAAATCAATTTCTTCTTTTGTTTTTTCTAGGTTTACAGTTAACATACCACACGAAATATCAACACCAACAAGATTAGGAACAATTTTATCTTTGACGTCCATAGTAAAGCCTATAGTACAACCTTTACCAGCATGACAATCTGGCATAATACGAATTTTTGTACCTGCAAAAGCTTCTATATTAAGCAAATTTTTAATCTGTTTAATACAAGCTTCTTCTACATTTTCAGTAAAGATTTTTGCAGTATTGAATTTTCCTTTTAATATCATTGTTCATTCTCCTTTTCATACTGTGCCATAGCATAATCATATTCATTTACACTAAACTCATTTTCATAAAATAAATCTCTATATTCTTTTAATGGTCTTTCATTGTTTTCCCATTCTTGATAGTCAATGAGGTCTAATATTCCTTGAAAAAGAATATAATTTTCCTGCAACAGTGCTTTACATTCGTCATCAGACCAATTATCTGTTAAAAAATCTTGTGCTATTTCTATAAAATCCTCTAGCAAATAATAAGGTATAAATAATCCACCTTCTAATCTATGTGTTTTCTGACTATAGCGAATATACATTTCTAATTTGTTTTCTTTTATAAAGTCATATAATGTCATTATTTATCCTCTCTTTTTCTACATAAGGTACATATAGTGTCATTATGCCAACCACCATGAGCAACTAATAAAATCTTTTCTATAGAGAATCCTAATGATTTTGGGATACCACCACTATTCCACCCAAAAATAATAGCTTTCCCTTTTGGTTTTAAAATACGTGCAATTTCACTTTTATGTTTTGCCCAAAAACTTGCTCTAGTTGTTTCAGAAGTAACATTTACACCAAAGTTTTTATAACATTCTGAAACTTGTCTAGGACTATATGGAGGGTCATATAAAACTCCATCTATAGAATTATCTTCAAATTGTTTTAGAAAGTCTAACGCATCTAAATGATAATCACTTGTACATTCTGGATTTAAGTCGTTTGTTATATTTGCTAGTTTATTATTGTTAGCAAATGGGTCAATCCAAATTTGATTATTCCCTATCTCATCTAATATAAATTCTTTTATAGGTTTTATACTAAACGTATTTTTATTTGGCATTGCCCATTCTCTTTTAATTTCCATTACTTATCCTCCCAATCTGTAGGTAAAGAATAAATGTTTTTTATTGTATTAGGATTGATATTATAGTATTTTAAAAGATTATCTGCATATTCTTCCCCAAAATGTTTTATCATAATATCTGTATATCTAATTGGATTAAGCATTTTACCAAAGTAATATTTTTCAACCTTAAAATCTCCTAAGATATAATAACCAATATCATTATCGTTATTATCTATAACAAGAACAGGAATACCTTTTTTTGTTGCATCTAATATTTCTATTCTTTTTACATTTAAGTTTCTCGCTTTATGGATTAATAAACATTTTTTTGTTAAATCAAAAAGCTGTTCTTTTGTTAATCGCTCAATATACACTTAGTACACCTCTTTTAAATCAACTAAATCAACTAAAGGCTTGTTTTGATTTAACACTTTTAATATTTTTTCTCTATTTTCCTCAGCTTCTTCTTTTGTTTTGAAACAATTTCCCATTAAAAACAACGCAATGTCTTGCGCATCATATGAATGGTATAATACAGAAAAAATAGTTCCGTGTGGAGTAATATACCAAAATTCTTCTCCATCTTTAGGTCTTTGTTTGGGTGGTGTAATCTTATGATTTTCGTTGAACACAATATCTATTAACCATTTATCTGAATCTATATTCTCCCATTCTTTATTGTAATAGCATTTTACTTTAGGTATATTTACGCCCCTTGATATATCATGTTCTTTTATTATTTTTACTTTAACTCTCCAACTATTTGCTTCAACCCAAAATGGAACGTTATATTGTAAACCATTTTCTTCCATAAATTGTTTAATTAAATGTTCATTTTTCATTTGTTTACACCTCGTTTAAATTAACTAATGGTTTAACATTTAAAAATAACTTTAATATTTTCTCTTGATTAACTTCTGCTTCAGATTCACATGGAAAACAGTTGCCTAACAAGAAACAGCTTATATCAGATGTGCAACCTTCCCATTTAGCTCTAATAATATCTCCATCACTTGTAACAAAATAATAACGTTGTCCTTCTTCTGGTTTCCAAGTTGGTCTAATAATTTTATAACTATTATCAAACATAATTCTTGTTAATCTACTGATATCTAACTCTATATACTCGTTAGTTTCAGGTAAAAAAGCCATAATGTTAAATCCTATATCTTCTTTTTTATTTTCTTTAATGACATATTGAATTTTCCCCATTTTATTTTCAACCCAAAATGGAACGTTATATTGTAAACGATTTTCTTTCATAAATTCATATAATAAATGTTTATTTCTCATATATATCACCTTTTATTTGTTCCTAGAGAGTATAAAATATACCCTCTAGGTTTTTATTTTACTATGCAATGTGAGAGAGCTGTCTTGCTGTTTCTTGTGCAATAAATTTATCTCTCTTACACAAACGATTGATGCTTTTGTCAACGTTTGCCACATAACCTAATTTGGTTAATATTTCATGAATTTTCAAGCGACCTTTTTGCGTCCATCTAGTAGTTACATAAGAGCCTACAATAGAACCACACTCAACATCAAAAGTTTTACTTTCTGTTAATCCTTGATTTTGATATTTTGCACACAAAATCCACTGATTATTAACTTTTTTAATCAACTTCTGTTCATTTAAAATCCTATTTAATTTAGTGGCACTCATTCCATAGTCAGCACCAATTTGACCACTAGCCATAGTGCCAACCGAATTAAGAATAGTATCACAATACGTAAGTTTAGGCTGTACTTCTTCAAGTTCTTTATTAACTTGCTCTAAAGCTAATAAAACTTTTTGTTTTTCCTCACGTTCCTGTTTTAATTCTGTTGCTAACTGAATAATTGTATCTGGATTAGTTAAGACTTCTTCAATTTTATCTGGTGTTAAATAAGCACCATGTTTCATTACTGAAGGTATAACTTCATCAAAAATCCATTCCTCAAATTTATCAGCATTTGGTAATTCACTTTTAACAGCCAAACGAACTACATCACCATATGGAATAAAGTTTGCATCCTGCTTTCTTCCTAATCTGTCAGTGATGATACCCTTAAACAGGGTAGCGTGTTTACAATGTCTATTAATTGCATTATTTGGCTTTTTATACTTTAAAGCTATTGCTACATCTCTAGCACAAAAAAGAACATTATCGCCACTCTTTATCGTTCTAACATCACCAAATTCTTGATTGGTAAAAATTTGTAATTCATTCATTGTTTATTCTCCTATCCTACCATCATTGTTGCACCTACAATTAAACATAAGGTACATATAAGATTTTTTCGCTTTTCTTGAGATATCTCTTTTTCTAATTCCTCGCTAATATATTTGAAGTGAGGAATATAATTTATAACTTTTTTATCCATTAAAAACCCTCGTTTTCATCTATGTTAAGTATACAATAGTAGACGCAATCTTTTGAAGATTTAGTTTATTTTATAATTACCATATTGTTTTTTTAGTGAAATCTCTACAATTATATGATTTTACTTCATCTTCAATTCCAAAATATTTCCGTCTATACTCAAGTTGTTTTTCTAAATCGCCTGCATATATATGGGCTGTTATAAAACCTTCAGATACACCATATTTTCTTGCTAAATCAATTATCTCAAATAAAGATGTTTTATTAGGTTTTACATATTTATTTAAAATCTGCCTAGCAGCACCCTCTGTTACGTAAATAGTCTTTTTCTTAGCTATTCCGCCTTTACTCTTTTGTAAACAAACACGTAGCACTTCATTATCATCTATACCTTTTAATAATCTTTCAGGAACATATGTGTGCAATTTAGTAAGATTAAATACATCTTTCAACAAGTAATATTTTCTGTTTCCTAATAAGCTATAAGAAATACTATTTATCATTAACAAAGCTCTCCTTCTTTTTTACTACATTTTTTATATTATCATGCTTCTAGCTCCATTCAAGCCCTGTAGTAAAAAAAATTTTTAAATACCCGTAGTTTATATTGCTTTAAGTATATATAACAAGCAATATCTGTAGAGTTTGATTGATTTATCTTATACATTTATCTCATCTCCTTTTCTTTAGCTAAATTCCCTATAATAGATTGCAATACAGTGCTTCGTTTTCCACTTTTAGCTAACTTATTTAAAAAATCACTTGCATTTTCAGGTGAAAATTCAGGAACTTCTAAAGGTGCAGGTTTAGGTACATTATTAGAATCAGCAGCATAATCATGTCGTTCATTCATTTTTCTTTGTATTTCTTTTGCTTCTTCTACTCTAACTTTATTTCTAGTATTCCAACTAACCAATAAAGCTACTAAATTTGTAATTGGTTCACCATTTTTGGTTTTCCAATCCCGTAAAGAATAATAATTATAAAATTCTTCAGCATCCACATATTCCAAATTATTATTTTTTATATAATCATTAATAATATTTATATCAATCGTTATATTATTATATATATTATTCTTATTATATATATTATTCTTATTATATATATCGTTACACTTTGTTACATCACGTTTCATATCCGTTACATTATCGTTACATTGTAACGCTTTTTGTCTGGCTCTATATTCTCGTACTCGTTTTGTACTTTCAGCTTCAGAACCAATAGCTCCCATTGCTTCAACTAGGGCATATTTATTTTCTTCAATACAATCAATAAGTTTATATTTTTCAAGATAAGATAATAAATATGCTACATTCATTTCTTCTTCATCTAAGATTAAAGCTAATTCCTTTGCAAGGTTATCTTCTAATCCTTCAAATTCAATAATGCCTTCATTTTTTATAGAATAACATTGCAATTCTAAATATATTAAAGCGTAGGTATCACCACCAGCAACTGATCTAAGTTTTTTTATTTTTGGTGAATTAAAATAATCTTCTCTAAGTTTTAACCAATATCGTCTTTTTGTCATACAAAATCTCCTTTAATAAAATAAGATTTTATAACCTTATTTTGTAATTTTATACAAAACCTTCTTGAATTTTCCATTTTCCCGAACAATTTCTTTTTACATACCCATACCGCTCTAATTCTTTAATAGTATTCATTACAGCAGTTCTTCCTTTCTTGACCACTGCAACCAATCCATTGATAGAGTAATTCCAATTATCAGGAAAACTTAAGCATTGTGCAATAAGACCTTTTGCTTGCAAACTCAAGTCTTTAGATTGCAAAATCTCATTTGGAACTATAGTAAAATTGGTTTGTTTCTTTTCAACTTTAATCCTAGCCACCATTTGTTTCACCTACTTCAATTTTCTTCTTTCTGTAGCTTCTCTACCATCTATCTCGCCTTGTTTTCTAGCATCACTTATAGCAGCTTCACTATAATATTCAATTTTAAATCTTACTTCTCCATCTTTAATATCAGGGTGTATTTCATTTACTTTAGCTATAACTTGATCAGAAATAACCAGTGATAAGGCTCTACGTTGCTCACTTAATGCTTTATTAACTGCTCTAATAAAAGAACTTGCATAAGCATTTTGAACACCTTTAGATGTTCCATATTTGCGTCTAGCTAATGCTTTTTGTTTTACAATACCTCTATCAATAAGTTCACATAAAACATTAAACATTTTTGTAGCTACTTTTACGTCTTGTTCATACCCATAAAATCTAATAATGTATGTTGATTTTCTAGTTTTAACATTAATTACAGGTGATTTAATAACTTGACAACAAAAATTATCACCGATTACACCAGCAAGAAAGGATATCCATGTTTTAGTTTTGATTTTAACATCATTACGAATTACCTCTTTTGGTTTGGTAATGTCTACCACTTCTGAAATCTTATATTTTTTCATTAAACGTTGAGCCATTAAACCAGCAGCAATAGCTTCCTGTTCAGTTGCACCATTCTCTACAGTTTTGTTAAGTAGTGCCATTATTTTATTCATTATTTTTTCGTTTTCCATGAGTATAATCTCCTTTTCTCTTTGAATACACTTTTTTGTCTTGCTTATTTTTTGTCAAGCATATTTTTAGAATTTATTTATTATATTTGCTAAATCTGATGCACTTGTCGCAATGTATCTCATTGTTGTGCTTATGCTTTTATGTCCACAAGCTCTAGCTGTTAAAGCTATATTACTATGACTTTTTTGATAGAAATTAGTTGCAAAGTAATGTCTAAATGAATGACAATGCAAGGCAGGATATCCAGCTTTAATACAATGATTTTTAACAATATCTTTTAGATAATTTGTAGTATATTTACCACCACGAGGAGAGTTAAAAACATAGTCCCCTGTATTTCGGTCTTTACTATTAAGCCATTCTATTAACAGTGGCTTTAATTTAGAATTTATAATACATAATCTATCCGTATGATTTTTTGTATTACGTATAATGAATTTATTTTCCTCTAAAGAAATATCTTTAATAAGCATATTTTGAGCTTCAGAAATACGAAGTCCAGCATATGACATTAAAGATACTAACAGCTTAACTTTTTTATCAGTTGTACTATTAATAATTTTTTCTACTGCTTCCTGTGTTGGTGCTTCTGCAAGTTTTTCTTGTGTATGAATAGTTTTAGTAAATCTTTCTACTTCTTCACAGTCTTTTTTGTAAAACTTCAATGCTCTAATCCAAACTGATAAATAGAATTTCTTTGAATTAATAGACATATTTAAGTTCATAATTTCTTTTACTGTACCCATATTTATGGGTTTATTTTCAAATTTTCTTAATATTTGTGTATATTTTGTATAGGTTTTATCTCCTCTACTTAACTTGATTTCCTCTAAATATCTTGTAAACATTGGGTTCACCTCTTTGGAATTATTATTAATAACGATTGTTTGACGATGTTAATAAAAGGATAAATAGTGCCATTAAAAACCCTAGAATAATACTCATAATATTCACCTCTTGTTTATAAATTATCTATTTTTATTTCTAAATAACTTTTTTCAGACTTATATTCGTTTCCATTTTCATTATCATATTTAGGATTTTTTATACAGATATAATAATTATTAGACTCTATGTCTATTTTTCTTATATATCCTTCATTTTTTAAAATCATAAATTCTCTTGAGAATATATCCTCTCTATGATTGAAAGATGAAATAAATCCAAAATTTTTAGTTACTTTGCAATAAATTCTATTGCTATCATATAGGGAAATGTATTTTAATATATCTTTGTCGTACATCAATGTTTCTACTAGGTATTTTTTAGCAATATTGAAAGCATCTTGTTTGTTGTTAGTAGCATAAATATTTTTAATATCATCAACGATTTTATCCATAGCAATTTTTTCAAAATAGAAATCTGAATAAAAGTCGTGTGATATTTCTTCTGTCCAATGATTTTTCCAATAATCATAATCGTATTCTGGCTCTTCTTCTGCTAATTTTAGTATATTACTAGGAACTTTTGATATTTCCCAATTACCTCTTATTTCTCCATCTGAACAACTTGTAATTTTATATACAAGCATTTCTTCTGTGTATATCTCCATAACCATTGGAATATATTCGTTTCCATTTTCTTCGTATGACTCATTCAAAATAAGCCATAGAAAATTCTTATTCAATATCATATCTATAACTTCAAAAAAACCTTTATTTGAGGTTATTATTTCTTTTTTTAATTTGTCCCACAGTTCTTCTTCTCTAGTTTTTGTCTTTGGTAATATAGGATTCTCAATATCTAAAATTTTCCCTTTATAGGTAATGTATGGCTTCTCATCACCATTTCCTTCATTTTCTTTCATTATCCTTTTTAAGGTTTGACTATCTATGTTTTTTACGTTATACATTTGTTTAAAATTAGAGCCATCTTCGTAAAAATTAAAAACTACTTTCATAATTCATTACTCCTTTAATATTATTTTTTATTTCTTTTTGTTCTACCTATTCTGATAAAATTACGTTCCATATCAGGATCATGTAAAAAATTACTCATAGTTTCAATCCAAGATTGAAGTTCTTTATCTAATCCATAAAGAGTAAACTTTTTAAAATGAGAACCTGTCAAGTATTTCTGAATAAATTTTATAGTATATACAGGATATTTAAATCCTAAATAGTTGCAATCAATCGCCTTTTCATAACTTAAACAAGCATGAGCTATACTCATTAATTCAGCAGCATTTAATTTTATATCTTTATTTGTTTTAACTGCATCTATGACACGATTACAAAGTTCTTCATTTTTAATCCAATCATAAGGAAATTTCAAAATACTAATATTTCTTAAAAGTTCTAAATACATAACAATACCACCTCATCTAATATTTTAGAGTTCTAAGAACTCAATAAAAGGTATAAATTAGATTTAAACTCTAACTTATACCCTCTGATTCAATTCTTAATTATTCTTATAATCTAGCAAAAGCATAGCAGCCTATTATTTGCCCTTCTTTTATTTATAATAAAAATGCACTCTATAGAATTTCTATAAAGTGCATTTTATAATACTTTCTCTGTAACATATTTTACATTATAGCCTTGTCTAAAAAATTCATTTAAGCTATTAAATGGAATGTCTTTAATAAATCCACTATAATGGAAAAATTTATTATATTCGCCATAAATCAAATACTTTTGTCTAGTTTTTGGGTGTGTTAAAAGCCTCCAATTATTAATATTTAATACATTCTTATTATTCCAGTTGGGAATAAATTCATATTCTTTTAAATGCTTATCTAGTTTATCTGTATTTTCTAAATCATCATATATTTTGTCAGTGTTATAATCCAAAATACTACCAGCCTGCAACGCTCTAAACTCTGCTCTTTTAGCTTGAAAACAGCATATATTGCCTTTTAAATAATAATTATTATATGCATCAACATTATATTTATATGTTTTTTCAGCTCGTGCTTTCATTTTTTCATATTCATAAGCTTTATATAATAAATCTGGTATATCAAGTTTTTTTACATCTATCATTTTTATTTACCTCTTTTGTTATAATATCTACTTTTTGTTAGTACCACGTTTGGTAATAATACAACTAACATTATCATTAGTATCAAATATAATGTTGATTTAATTTCAACTAAGTTATCTGTGAAAACACATAGAATCAAAGATATAAAAATAAATGTATCTAATAACATATTCATAAATAAACCCTCCTAAAATCTAACATCAATTATTTTTATAAACTCATTATTAATAGGTTTGTATTCTACATATAAATATTTACAAGAATGAAAAGCAAATTGCATAGTATTATCTTTTGTATAGTCGTGTAGTGTAACATAAAGCCCTATATTTTCCATATAATTTATCAAGCTGTTAATAGATGTTGTTTTATAAAGTAAATCTTTTTGTATTAAGTCTACAATTCTATTAAATAGAATTACTGTATTATTTCCTTCTTCAATCATTGCAACATAATCACTTAATGTATACATTTTTATTCAGCTCCTTCGATTGTATTTATTAATATTTTTATTTCTGTGATATCTTGTTTATTAAAAGCATTGTTTAAAGCAAAATCTTGTTTTAATTTGTCTATCTTAAAAGATAAATCAGATAAAATATTATTAATTTCTGTTACATCTTTAGAATTAGATTTAATGTGTTTAACAAGGTCTAAAGTGTCTAAATCAAAAAACATATCATCGAAAACTTCAAACAAAAACTCACTGTCATTAAAATAATAATCTGCTGCTCCTTTTATTTCTGTTATAGTACTGCACAATAAATCTTTAAAATATTTTTTAAGTGATTTTACAAGGCGGTTTAAATTATGCTGCAATCTAGGATAATGGTCTAAATTACGCCAACAATAATAATTAACAGTATCAAGGCTATTGTCTATATCAAATTCAATATCATCATTATTAAACAATGATAGAAAAACTTTAATAGTTCTATTATCAAATTTAGCTAGCCTGTTATCATATTCTCTAAGTTGCAAAAACTTTTTCATTAAAGGCTCTATTGTTTTTACTGTTAAGCTTGTTTTATCATCAAATGGTACATAAAAAATATTAATACCATAAATACCATCATCATGTATATTAATGCTTTTTTGTTCTATTTTTATACTAAAATTAGAATCAAATTCTATTGCCATTTGTTGTTTTAAGCCGTCAATTTCTCTATCTATTGCACAATCAATAAGACAACCATACTTTTTATAAATAATTTCCTGCTGCTGCTCATTAAGTTCTTCATATTTTCCTAATCTCATATTTTAATCTTCCTATAATAAAAACACGCTTAGAATTAATCTTAAGCGTGTTTAAATAATAGCCCCTTTTGTTATTTCGCTAATAACATTTTTATACATATTTATTTTTTTATCTAATACATCTATTTTTTTATTCATAATATAGACTTTATTTACAATATTTAATAATTCTCTTTTAGTTTTTACTTTATCATTAGGCAATGTATGATTACGAATATACGATGCAGCTATATTTATTTTATCACTATTATAACTACAACATATTTTTAAACCTACTGAAAAATAGGTATCATAATCATAATAAATTGTAATACTATCATCTTGAATTATTTCATTCATTTTATTAATTATTTTTTTTCGACAACGTGGTACTATTCTAATTGTATTTGCTTCATGTAATTCTTTCGCAACTGCTATTAAAAGATATTTTAAATTTTCATTTATTAATTGACGATTTATTTTATAAGCTAACTCTAAACGTTCTGAATAATCCATATCATTTGTCGAATATCGTTCGCTACTAATATCATTTTGTATATCTATTTGTTTTGAAAGTTTTATTTTTTGTGTATTAATATATTTTAAATTATCCATAAAAAACTCCTTTTAATCGTCTACAAATTCAACATCATTTAAGCTATTATTAAACAATTCCTTGATACAAGATTTATAATCTTGAATATAAATATATCCTGTACGATATCTCAAATTTAATTTGCTTGCAATCGATTCAGTTGCATTTCTATATCCTTTATCATTGCAATGTAGCACAGATATTTTATATACTTTATTCCCATTTCTATTTATTTGAAAACTTTCAAAAATTACAATGTGTTTATCCATGTCTAAAGCCTCCATTTTTTTAAACGTCTTATAGTCTGCATTATTTTTAATGATGATGTTATTTTCTTCTAATAGTTCGCTAGTAATAGAGTGTATTTCTCTAATATCACCATAAATACAAAGCCCATGCACAGAAAAATATTGTCTTAATTTGTCTATCTTAAAAGATAAATCTGACAAGTATAAATCAATTTGTTTTTTTGCTTGCTCAATATCACCTAAAACCATTTCTTGTTTTAGTTTTAAATATTCTTTTTGTTTGCCATTCATATATATTCAATCCTTTCAAAAGTTTATTTTCTTAAGCTTTTATTTAATCTATCATATAAACGCCACCATGATTCATTATCTAAAAAGCGGCGAGCATTGTTTAAATAGTTTTTCAAAAATACATCAATATATTGATTATAATAAGTTGTCGAACCTATAAAATCAGCCCAATATTTATTATAATCTTTAGATAACCATTTATTATACGCCTGCTGACTATAATAAATAAGATTTACAAGCTCAGGAATTTTAGTGGCGTGAATATTGATACCCAAAATACCAGGATAAGGCAATTTATTATTAGATATTCCCTTTTTATCGTGCAGCATTTTACAAGCTAATAAATACCTGTATAGTTGTACATTATCAGAATAAGCGGAGCATCCTTGCCTTTTTATATCTCTCAATTTTTTAAAAAATATCATGTATAATCAATCCTTTCAATTCATAAATAAAAGGCACTCTATAGAATTTCTATAAAGTGCCTTAGTTGGTATCATATAAAATCATATAAGTTATATCCTTTTATTAATAGGCTGCTAATTTAAAATCAAAGTTAAATTTATTTATATCACACATCTTTAAAAATGCTTTATATAAAATATGTGCAAAATAACCAAAGATATCTTTTTTAGTATCAATGTCTTTTTCGCTTGCTTCTAACCAATTTTGTAAAAAGATAGAAATTTCGGTATAATCTAAAGTCAAATAGTTATATATAAATTCTTTAAATTTATTTTCATAGCAAATAATATTTTTGTTTTTCCATTCACTATTACTATATTTATAACTTTCTTGCATTGCCTGTAAAATTTCAATATCATTTTTAAATTCTACATCATAAACAATATAATAAATTAAATCATTTCTTATAAAATCCATAGCCTTATCTATAACTTTATTAGTGTTGCAACGTAACATATATAATCAATCCTTTCAATCAAATAGAACCGTCCTAGCAAGCCATCTAAGGCGGTTTAAATCTTTACCAATACATTTCATACCTATACTAATAAAACACGCTTAGAATTAATCTTAAGCGTGTTTTATATGTTTTTGTATATGCTATTGTATACTTTTTTATTGCATTTTATACCATAAATTCTGGATACAAAAGGTAATAAGCTGCTAGTGTAATAGCTTATCATGCTTTTAGTTATTTTATGATTATTATAAATATAATATAAAAATTTTTCTTTTTGTTCGTCTGAAATTCCTTTTTTCCATTTTCTTAATAATAAGTTATGACTACCATCATGATGAGAACCAACAAAACGTACATTAAAGCCATCACTATAAACGCTGAAATAATCACAGTTAAAATCTTGCAAAATAGCACTTAAATTGTTGTCATTAAGTTCTTTATATCCAAAAAAAGTACCTCGCCACGTACCAACATCACCAAAAGCAATTATATCATTATCTAATTCTATATTTAAATCTGATTTTGCAAAATCAAAGTTATCATTTACATAAGTATTGTAATAATCGTATTTTGCTTCTTCTGTTAAATCGTCTATATTCTCAACATCAAATAATTCTTTTAATTCTTCTTTTGAATAACCTTTACAAGAATTAAAATAATCATCAATATTATTTGTATAATAGTAATCATAAATAATTTCTTTTCTCATCTTAAAACCCGCCTTTATTATAAATCTTTATAAATCTTTTTTACGCTGCACGTCTGATACTGTGCCTCCAATAACAAAGTTATATTTATATAAATCTTTTTTAGTTATTCCTAAAGTTTTAAATATTTCGTATATATATTGATCATTTCCTCCCTTGCCTTGAATATATATTGTTGTAATTTCTGTTTTATTGTTTTGTTTAGTAGTCAAAAAAGCTTCACTAGAAAAAAACGTTTGACAATTAGCAGCATGATAACGCTTGCCAACAATCACGATACTAATAATTTTTTCTTTATCTAAATTATTTAATGCTTTCATATATAATCAATCCTTTTAATTAATCAATATCATATCTTTTCAATGCTAGATTTAAACCATTTTTCAAGGCTGCATTATTTTCAATTTGTTCATAACTTAAGCCTAAACTATCTAGCGTGGCTTTTAAATTCTCTGTATATCTGTATTCATTGTTTGCCAATTCGTAAGCAAACATAGATTTTATAAATCCATTCCCTTTGGTATCAGCAGCAATGGATTTATTTAAAATATCATTTTGTTGTTTAGCATATTCTTCATAGTCTTTTTTATATTTCTTAATTAAAAAGCAGCCATTACCAAAAGAAATCAAGTCTTTTTCTGTAACATTATGCTTTTTTAAACCTTCTTTAAAATCTTTTTCACTAAACGCAATTATATAAATAATCTTACCTTGAGAAAATTTATCGAAAGCTTCTTTTCTTGCGTTTTTATATTCTTGATATGTGTTGTATGTTGTCATTTTAATAGCCCCTTTTAATTCATTTTCAAATTCTTTAAAATCACTTGCTTTTATTGTTATTGGTGATAGATTTCCACAATCAATAAAATCACTATTCCATTTTTCACAAAATTCGTCTGACGTGCCGTCAGCGTAAATAAGTTCATAATCAACTAAACAGCCGTTTTTATATACTTTTGTTAAGTGCATAACTTCAACGCCTTCTGGATATTCCACAAAAATTATTTGCGTGATTGCATTATCAAATTTTTTCATTTTTAAAACCTACCTTATAATCTATTAATTTTTTATTGAATTTATTCCAATTTATGTACAAAAAAGGCACTCTATAGAATTTCTATAAAGTGCCTTAATATAAAGTATTAAATTGCTTGTTTTAATCTATTGAAGCGTTTTTCAGTTTCAGTAGTCGCTCTTTCTATTTCATTAACAAAACTACCTAACATATCAAACCCTGACTTGATATCATGTTCCATATTGTCAAGTCTAGCTTCAATTTTATCAAACCTAGCTTCCATATTGTCAAGTCTAGTATTAATATTCTTGACTTCACCTGTTAATGCTTCCAGCATTTGCAGCATTTTTTCATCATTGGTCATATTTATCACCTCTATTAATATTTTAGCTTTTTTATAAGCTAATAACAACATAAAGCATATTGTTTTATGTTCTTATCAACTCATAAATAAAGGATTATCTAAGCTTTTATAGTGGCTTATGGTTCACTGTAAATAGCGTTCGCCTTTACTGTTACTTACTCAGATACAGGAATGACAAATAAACCAAAAGTGAAATACTTAGATAACCCTTTTATTGCAAGTATATTTTTTGGGCGGTAATATAAACCGAGTTACAATCTAGCTTTTTATTATACTGTGTACTACTAACACAGTTATAGATTTATTGACTTTTTGTTTAAACTCTGATAAAATATATAATATAAAAAGGTTTAATCTTTAAAACATATTCGGCTAGACTCAGATATTTCAACTGGATAAACTCATGACAAGTCAAATGAGTCCTTTTTTCTAGCTTAGGCAAGAACTATAATTGATAGGTTTTTATTTATACCGCCTTATCAATTCCCGTATAGGCGAATTCAAGCAAAGATAAGTCAATTTGCTTGCAACTCGTGGACTATATCAGGCGAGCCAATGCAAAATATTCAGTTGTATTTTTATCACCTCGCTATGTGTTTTATCTTTTATTAATATCTCGCGGTCGGCAAACTTTGAAATATTAAAAGGTAGATTAAACCTTTTGAGTTTTTAAACTCATATACACATTTAAAAATTATTAAATGTATGTATCAACTTAAAAACATTTTTGATATACATATCAGTCATAATATATTATAACTGATTGATTTATATATCTCAACCTTATGTATTTATTATAGCATAACTATTTGTTTTTGTCAACATTTTTGTTTACTTTTTATAAAAAATGTTGAATTTACAAAAATGTATACTTTTGACAGATAAAGTGTAAACTTGATGTTTTTCCCTTATCAACCTTACAAATATATTATACTATACATTATTGTTAATGTCAATACTTTTTTGTAAAAAAATATATAAAAAAGTATATAGGAGGTAATCAAGCAATGGATATAAAAAAAGTATTTATTGATATATGCTATCAGAACGGAATATCAAGACGCCATATATTAGAATGTTATAATAAAAAATATAATAAAGAAATACAAGAAGCTAGTTTTAATAGAATGATAAATAACAATAATATAAAATTTAATATGCTGGTAGATGTTTTAGACGCTATAGGCTATACAATAGAAATAAAAAAGGTATAAAAAATGATTAACAATAAGGATATAAAAGAAGTTATAATGCTGATTGCATATAGAGAAGGATTATCACAAGGCGATATTTTAGACAAATACAATGCAGCATATAATAAAAATTTAACTAAACAATCATTTAGTAGAAGTTTAAAAGAAAATTCGTTAAAATATGAAATGGTTTTTGATATGCTAGACGCTATAGGCTATACAATAGAAATAAAGAAAAAGATATAATATGTAAAATACTTATGTATAAATATACAGAATATAGTATAATATATAGAATAGATTTAAATTATAGATTTAAATAGAAGCATAAATAATGTGTATATTATATGCTGCACATCATAGATAAAAACAAATATAAAGATTATTTATGATTAAAATAGATGTTAATTATGATTGTATATTTTTAGTGCTAAACATAGATGAAATTTATTTTTAAAATAAATAATATTTATAACTAAGCTTAAATCAAGAATTTTTGATATTAAAAAAAGCAGCAACATATAACATAAACTTAAATTATGATTGTATAAATATTAATTATAATAAGCTGCATAACGTTGATATATGAGCCAGCATTGTATATTATTAATATAATGTATAATATATGGTAATATAATAAATGATATATATAAGTTATAATGGATATTATGACTGATTAAAGCACGAAAAAGCTTGTCATTGCTGGATTTTGGGGCGGGGTGTAAATTTTCATTCCTAACGGGCTTGCTTTTTGAGCGTGCCTGTGGTTTTTAGTCTTGCGACAAAATTCACACCAAATTTGGCAACTTTAAGAAAAAAGTACGTCTGCAAACAAAAACTAAAACCCAAAGTTAAACTTCAAAAATGATACTGATTTACGTAAAAATAGTGATAAAAACAATAGATAATCTAATAGATAACATATAGATAATTTAATAGATATCTATATAGATTAAAAAATGTAAAAAATACAAAACAAAATTTAAAATTTTAATTTTATCATCAAACTAACCAGCAAAAAAATTATACAAGAAAAATTTATACAAATGAATTTTTATACAAAAGTACCTATTCTGTGAAAAACAAAATGGGTGCTTTTTTTGCATCTCAAAGGACGTCCCTTAAAATAATTTTCTTTCTTACCTAAAGTACATAACCTTATAAATGTATTTTGTATACATAAATACATAGAAAATACAAAAAAGTTTAAAAAAATTATAAAAAAGTGGAATAATTTTTGCCAATTATGAATAGATAATGTAAGGGCATTTAAACCTTGCAAACCAGAGCGTGTTATTTTATTATACTTTTCTTTTTACCCTTTTTCTTTTGGGAGCATATTTCCACTGGTAAAGAAGAATAAGAATGAAGAATATATATAATAACTATGCCGTAGGCATACTGCGTAGCAGTAGATGAAGGATACATTAAAAGTATTAGTTTATGGGGGTAGGGGGCGAAGTGTAACGAGAACCCAGAACACATAAACTACATGAAAGGAAGAATAAAATTCAAAATGAAGGTACAAAAAAGTTTTGCAGATAAATTTGAAAAACTATCTGCTCCAAAACAAAATGCACTTTTAGTTGATGCAATAGTTAAGAATTGTATTGAGTGCTGCGGTGGAGTACGAAAGGAAGCTATTGACTGTCCAACTAAAATGTGTGCAATGAAAGACTTGAATTTTTTAGTGAAAAAAACTTTGATTAAAGATTAAAATTTGATTAAAAATTTAATTTTTTTATGAAAAAATGGAATATTTTTCGCTAAAAATGAATAGATAATGTAAGGGTAATTTGAAGTCTTAGTTAAGCGATTTCTTCATGGATTCTTATTTAAGTAAAAACACATAAATCCCGCTTATGATTGTTTTGTCCGTTATATAATCTGCTTACTTTGAATTACTTCTTATTTGCTACTGTAACTTAATTGGTAGAGCAACTGACCTGTAATCAGTAGGTTGAAAGTTCGAGTCTTTTCAGTAGCTCCAATGTAGATAGGTACTCAAGAGGTAAAGAGAGCTTCCCGCTAAGAAGCTAGGCGAGAAATCGTGCAAGGGTTCAAATCCCTTCCTATCTGCCATATACAGAAATAGTTTAGTGGTAAAACAATGGTCTCCAAAACCATAAAGGAAAGTTCAAATCTTTCTTTCTGTGCCAAATGTGAGAGTGGTGGAATTGGCATACATAGTGGACTTAAAATCCATTGTCTTATGACATGAGGGTTCGAGTCCCTCCTTTCACACCAAATATGCGTGAGTGAGCTGAGTGGCGAAGGCAGTTGACTGTAAATCAACCACGTAAGATACAACGTAGGTGCGACTCCTACCTCACGTACCAAAATACAAGTGTAGCTCAGTTGGTAGAGCAGAGGATTGAAGCTCCTCGTGTCATTGGTTCAATTCCAATCGCTTGTACCATATGGAAGCGTACTCAAGTCTGGTTAAGAGAACTGTCTTGAAAACAGTGAGGTGATAGTGATATCATGCGTGGGTTCAAATCCTACCGCTTCCTCCATAATCGCCTGTTAGTTTAATGGTAAAACAACGGACTTTGACTCCGTTATTATTGGTTCAATTCCAATACAGGTTGCCAAATTGCTTAGTAGCATAATTGGTAATGCGTAGGACTGTTAATCCGAAAGATACAGGTTCGAGTCCTGTTTAGGCAGCCAAAAGAAAATAATGGTGTCTTTAATGATGCCAATATTATAAAGGTTTTTGTGTTTCGCTTTGACAGAGTGGATTCACCTAATAACGATACCTAGTAGCTAAGGTAAAGACACACTAAGTAAAAATCGTTATACAAGTAAAAAATAAAAGACATTAAAACCAGTTGCGACATGGTTTTAGAAGGATATGACTGAGGTTGTATCCTTTTTTTAGTTTGTATTGCTTGCGACACCTTATATGGTGTTGCACCCATTAGGGTTTTTATTTTTACAACTTTAAGCATTGTATTATTCAACCATGTGAAAACGTTCTAATCAAACTTCATGGAACATTGGTAGATTGAGTAGGACTTTGGTGAGATATTGCTGAAGTTGAGCTTTTTTGCAAAGGTAACAATGCAAAGCGATTGGGTAAACCAAAAGAATAACAATGTGTGCAAATCGTAACGCTAGTTAAAACATAAGTTGTGTGGTAGCGATAATAGACGCTCCAGTGGAGAATAATCAGCTATGCCATTTAATCTGACAGTTAAATCGAGCTAACTGAATGTCAAGTAAGCTATTGGCATTGAACGTAAGAAAAATCTTACTATAACACATTACTTAGTAAAAGTAGCCAAAGCTGGTTTGAACAGTCCAGATGCCTAAAAAAACTGTTCTCAAGAAATTATAACCAAGAAAACTTTTATTAATAATTTCTGAATGATAGGTGAAATTTGTGAGTAATCAATCTCACGTAGGGCAAACATAGGGATAAGAAGTTATAAGGTAGCTCCTTATGGCTCAGACTTATTCTTCCTACTTGTTGAATAAACTAGAAGTTATTGAGATGTAAGGCGAAGGTCTGAATGGTGCAATGCTTAAAGTTGTAAAAGTCGGTTAATAAAAAATAAGGGAGATGTTAGAATGGAAACATTTATTAGCGTAAAGAAAATTAAAGCTGAACCATGTAAGGCATGGAAAGATTTTAAAGGTCATAAAGAAGGTGATGATGGGTATAGAATTTATTACCCAGATAACTACGTTTCTTGGTGTCCTAAAGATGTGTTTGAAAAGCAATATTTTAAATTAGATAATGGCAAAGAAATTGTTGAATCTGATGTAAATAGATATATTAATGCTGGTCTTAGAATTAAACCAGAAACATTTGAAACTATGCCATATTTTACTAAATTAGGAATGAAAGCTCATATGTATAATTTTTTAGATGATATTTTATTTTTGGCAGACAATGGGTTTAAAGAAGGTGAAATAAATGGCAAATGAAAGACAAGAAAAAGCAAGAAAAATAGTAATGAATTATTTTAATTCTCATATAGATAAAACTGATAATAAACAAATTATACTAGATGATGTTTATGTAGTTTGGTTTAGTAAGACATTACAGAATTGGAAAGCATTAGTTAGTACAAGTGTTTCAGATGGAATGTATTATGAAATTACTTATAATGGCGATAAAAATGAAACTTATGTTGATGTTTATAAGAAATGGGAAAATTTTACAGTGAAAGATTAATTTAGGAGTGATAAACGTGAGTGAGGATGCTTTAGTAGTTAAAAATAACACTCCTGTTGGAAGAAGAAATAGATTTGATGAATATAATATGCACGAGGATATTAAAAAATGGCGATATGAAGGTAATAGTTTTAAAAAAATAATTAATCTTATTAAAGAGAAATTTGATGTAAATGTATCTTATACCGCTCTTTATACTTACTGTGTAAGAAAAGGATTAACAGGCGATATGTCTGGCGAACGACAAAGAACTGTTAATGGATATCAAGAATTAATAGATAGTTTAGGTGTTATAAAACAAAGTTTAGCCTTAAATCAAGCCTTATTTGAGGATTTAGAAAGAGAATCCAAAGAGGGAAATCTTGATACAAAAAAATATACTGCTGTTGTTTCATCAAGTGAAAGATTATTAACAAGACGAGAATCTTTAATAAAAACCATCATTCAACAACAATCTTTAATATATAAATATTCCGCAATTTCAAGATTTATAGGTAGGTTTGAAGAATTGGTTATAGAAAGGTTTGGATTGGACGTATGGAATGATTTTAAAACAAGAGTAGTAAATGATTTTGAAATCAAAGAGTTAATGAAAAGAATACCAAAGGATAATGATGTAGTCCCTATCAAGAAAAATTGTCCAAAAAATGAAGGAAAAATGAGTCAAAAATTAGGAGTGAGTTTATGAGTTACGAAAACAAACGAGATAAATTAAAGAAAAAATTAAGAGCAAATAGACCTAAAATAAATGGTAAAAAATATTTTTCAGAGAAAGCAACAAAAAGAGAACATCAGGCTGAAATGAAAAAATATAAAGAATTATATCGTTGAGGTGGATTTATGAATGATAAAAAAAGCATTTATGTTTTATATGATGAACTCGGTAGGACTAAACTTGGTATTACAAACAATGTTACTAGACGTCTTAAACAAATAGAAAATGCAACAGGATTAAAAATTTGTAAATTATATTCAGAAGTATGTAGAAATGCTACTTTTTTAGAAAAGAAATTATTTGAATATTTTAAAAATTATAGAATTGAGGAAACGGAATGGTTAGTTTCTGGAATGGATTTTTATAAAACAATTTCTGTTGTTCGTAATTTTATAGAAGATGATAAACCATGAATTTATTAGATGAAATTGTTAATAAGTTGGAGGTAGATAAGGAATATCAAAAAAATGTAAATCAAAATAGTGATAATGAAGATAATAAATATTTAAAAATAAAAGAAGAATGTAGATACGATTTTGAAAAATTTTGTAGAACCTTTTTAGGTGAGCAGTTCTCATCAACATGGTCAACATTTCATTATGATTTAGTTAAAGCTTTGGAAGATATTATCTTTAACCATAAAGATGAAGAAACTAAGAATGTTAGAGCTGCACCACGAGGACACGCAAAAAGTACGTTTGTTAGTTTTGCTTTCCCGTTATGGTGTATTTGTTATGGTTATAAACAAACTATTATTGTTATATCATGTTCGGCTGATATGGCTAGATTATTCTTAACTCGTATTCGAGAGGAATTAGAGTTTAATGAACTTATCATTAAAGTGTTTGGAAAATTACAAGGTTCATCTAAATGGAATAATTCGGAAATCTTAACAAGTACAGGAGTATATTGTGTTGGCAAAGGTGCTGGACAGCAAATGCGTGGTTTAAATTTTAAATCTCGTCCAGACTTAGTAATTATTGATGACCTAGAAAGTGAAGAAAGTGTTGCAACAGAAACGCAAAGAGCAACATTAGATAAATGGTTTAGTAGTGCTGTTATGAAAATGGGTTCACCAAATTGTGATTTCTTTTTTATTGGTACTGTTTTGTCATATGATTCTCTTTTGTATAAATTGTTAACCTTACCTACTTATAGTATGTGGCAAAGGAAAATATATAGAGCGGTTATTAAATTTTCGGAATCAACTTTATGGCTAAAATGGGAAGAAAAAATGACAAACTTGTCTGACCCTGACCCATATAACACAGCTAAAAAATTTTATTTAAAACATAAAAAAGAAATGTTAAAAGGAACGAAAGTTTTATGGGAATCACAAAGGGAAAATATGTATTTACATTTAATGGAAACTCGTTTACAAGATGAAGAAGCTTTTAATAGTGAGTTTCAAAACGATCCTCAAACTGAAAAAAGTCGAATATTCAAAGAGGAATGGTTAGAAGAAAATACTTATGAATATCCACCAAACATAAAAAGAGTTTATGGTGCAGTAGATCCTAGCTGTGGAAAGAATAGAAAGGCTGATACTTCTGCAATAGTTATTCTTGGTGAGGGCGAAGATAATTATATTTATGTTTTAGAAGCTTCTATTAAAGTTCGTAGAGTAGAAGATATTATTTTAGATATGGAAAAAATAATTGGTAAATATTATAACCTTTTAGAAGGTTTTGTCGTTGAAACAAACCAATTCCAAGCATTATTTTCTACTACAGTTCAGCAACATTTTATTGATTTAGGAATGTATGTTAACTGGATTGAAATTTTTCATGGAGCAAATGATAAAAAAGAACGTAGAATAAATTCCATGATACCTAAAATAAAAAATGGTTATTTAAAATTTAATAAATCTCACGTTATGTTATGGAGGCAAATGAAGAACTATCCAAAAGATAGAGATGATGGTGTCGATTGTTTAGAAATGGCATTGAGACCATTATTACAAAGTAGAAATAATACATTATGCTTTAGTTCATTAAACACAAACGTTAGCACTATGAGTGAAAGGAGGAGTGATAAGGTTGTTAGAGAAATTAAAAAGAATTTTGGCATCGGCTATTAGTTCCAAAAACATTCCAGAGTCTAAGTCAATTCCAACTGATAGATTTGGTTATAGTAATTTTAATACACATTATAAAAGTACAATACCTAGAAATCCCAGTTATCGACAGTTAAGAGAATTTGCGAAAAATCCTATTGTATCTCAACCAATTGAAGCAGTTAAAGATAGAATTGCAAAAATGGAATATGAGATTAGACCAAAAGTTCGTGGACGAAAATATACAAAGCAAATAAAATTAATAAAAAATATCATAGATAATCCGAACATAGACCAAACAAGACGCAAATTTGAGGCTATGATTCTTGATGATATTTTAACTTTGGATGCTGGTGCTTTTGAAGTTTGTAAATCAAAAAATCCTAATCACCCTCTTTTTTTGTATCCGATTGATGGTGCAACAGTTCAACATGTAGTCCCAATGGATTATACCGATATAGATGGTTATAAATATATGCAAATTAATGACAATGGAAATACATATTTTACTAGACGTGAATTATGTTTTTTGTCTAAAAATAACTTTACTCACAAACCTTTTGGATTATCACCTGTTTTAAAAGCATATGATTATATTAGATATTACATTGAAGGTGTTGATAAAACTAATGAAGATGTTAGTACTAAAACGTCTGGAATGTTAATTAATCTTGGTGAAACAGCTACAAGTGATGAGGTTGATAAATTTAGAGAATATTTTATGAATGAAATTGAAGGAACTGGAAGAATACCTATTGTTGGTGGTACAAAAGGATTAGACACAAAACAGATTAGAAGTTTTACTGAAGATGCTTTATATCAAAGTTGGTTTAATCTTTTGATTACTATGGTATGTTCAGCATTTCCTTATCCTGTGGAAAAAATGATAAATGTATCAGCTGACCGCTCTACAACGGAAGATTTTGAAACACGTATAATTGATGAACTTGTCAAACCATACGCTAATCTTTTAGAAGATGCTTATAATACCCATATAATAAATGCTTTAGGTTTTGGCGATATCCTTGAATTTAAATATGTTTATGAGGATAGTGAAAGCTTAAAAACTCAAAAATGGACAAGATTTAATAATGCCTTTACTACAGGTACTATTACAATTAATGAATGGAGAACAGGTGTTGGTTTTAGCCCTCTTATAAGTGATTATGCTAATTTAGCTGGTGATGAAAGAAAAGCTGTTATTAATAGAGATTTAGGTTTAGCTGGTTTTAATGGAGTAGGTAATATAAAAGATACTTCTGATACTAAAAATAAAAAAGTTAGTGAGGGAGGTGGTTAAAATTGGATAAAGATAAAAATAAGAGTTTTAGCTTGGAAGCAAGTGATATAGAAGTACAATCTAATACCAATAAAATGTATATTATTGGGTGCATAGCTACTATTGATGAAGCTAGTGAGGGCTCTCCTGGTGGAGCAGATGGTAAAAGAGTTATTTTATCTAGCAAAAATGCCGATAAATGTATTCAAACATTTAAAGGACAACCTATGAATTGTTTGTTTGAGAATTGGGGATATGTTCCTGATACTTTTACTGGACATGGTAATCAGTATTGGGGAAAATATTTTGGGTTTATAGAAGATGCTTGGCAAGATGGTAAAAAATTAATGGCAAAAATCGTTGTATGGAAAGAAGCTTTTCCTCAATTAGCATCTACAATTATAAATGCTCAGCGTTCTTTAGGTTTTAGTATTGAAATTTATCCTACACAATTACACGAAGATGAAGAAGAACACATTGTTGTTGATGAATGGGAAGCTTTTGGCTGTGCTTTATTATGGCGTAATTGTGCAGCATTTGGTGAAGAAACTTATATAGAAAAATTAGTAGCAAGTTTAGAAAAGTCAAAAGAAAGTAAAGGTGATGCGGAAATGACAAAAGAAGAAATTCAAAGTATTGTAGCTTCTGTTTCAGCAGGAGTAACAGAAGAAGTGAAAAAAATTGTTGATGAAAAAATTACAGGTTTAGGCATTGAGGATATCAAAGCAAGTATTGAAGATATGAAACAATCTAAATCCGTAAAAGAACCTGTAATTGATAACGATACCACAAGTAAACCTATAGAAGCAAATAAACAAGAAGAAAATACTATGGAAGAAATTAAAAATATTATCAAGGCTGAATTAGATGGTTTAAAAAAAGAATTAGAAGCTAGTAAAGATATTCCAAAACCAAAATCTTATACAGGTAATACTGATTTAGGAACAGATAATGATTATATTAAATCTTTAGAAAAAATCGATGCTTCTGACATGAGCCTTTCTGAAAAATTAAAAGCGAAAGCTCGTATTCAGTTTGCTGCTGAAAAAAATGGTGTTAAATTTGATGAGATATATCGCCCTATTACTTTAGGTTAAAATAATTGAATATTCTGATAAAAAGGCACTTAATGTGTCTTTTTTTATTGCAATTTTATAAAGAAAGAAGTTGATGTTTAATGAGTATGAAACAATTATATACAGGTGTATATAAATTTATGGGTAGCATCGGTAAAGAAATTAAATCTGTAAGTGGTACACCGAATGTAACAATTAATAAAAATCACACATTGGTTATTCAAGATTATGACCATGATTTAAAAGATTATTTAAATAGAGAGTTCCCTATTGGTGTTATGTGTAATTCTGTCCGTTCTACTGGTTATCCTCACGCATGGAACGAACAAAAATCAATTCCACGAAACACAAAAGCTGTTGATCCTCAAAAAGGTATTGGCAGTGATGAATATAAAAATGCCCGTTATAAATTAGATACGATTAGTGCAGAATATCAACGTGATAATTGGCAAACAGCATTACCTCGTTGCCATATTACAGGTATTGAATATCCATTCTTCGAAACACAAATGCAAAAAAATTATGGCTCTTTCAATGAGGATTTAATTGCTAAAGATACAAGAGATATGTTTGTTGATTATCAACGTACTATTGCTGATGAGTTTTGGAATGGTGATAGTCCTACTTTAAACGATACAACTAAATGGACATATATGGGTATTTTAAATCAAATTAAAACAAAAACAGCAATTACTACAGGAACTATTGCTGAAAATATTCAGTCTAAAATTGCCGAAGCACAATCTCAGACTATTTATCTTGGTAGACCAAATGTATTATGTATGAACCCTGTAACTTATGATTTACTTTGCAAAGAAGAAGCAAAAAATGAACATAATTTATATCAAATGTTTGTTAACGTAAGCATTGTTCCAGGTGTTGAAGTTCCTGCTATTAGAACACAGATTGGTACAATTCCTATTCATTTAACACCATTTATTAAAGTTGATAAATCTGGTTCTACACAAACACATAAAATTGTTGCATTAAATACAAAAATGATTGATAGAGTATGGTTATTCTGGGATGCACCTAAAATGTTTGTAACACAAGATCCTAACCAGCCACTTAACAATCCTGCTTTAATGCAAGACAAAAACTTAATTAACTTTGACACTTATATTTTACATGGTGTAGATACTCCATCTCACTTTATCTTAACAAAAGATGTTACAGTGGGGGAGTAAGTGTCCCTACAGCAGAGTCCAAAATTGGAAAAGCTAAAGTAGGGCGAAGTAAGGTAGTGAAATAAGGGTTTATTCCCTTGTTTCACCAATTCAAGGAGGCGATAAATTGTATATAACGGAAGAAGAAATCCCTATTTATTGTCCAATAGTAAAAGAAACCAATATAGGTCATGTAGAAACCGCTTGTTTTTTAATAGATGCTTACAAAGGTACAAGTTTTGAATTAAAAGAATATACAGAGCTAGTAAATTTTAATAAACGTTCTAGGTTTGTTGATTTTTTAGAACCATATAGAGGAAAATTAAAACATTTACCTAGAAAAGAAGTAAAAGAAGTTTATACTATTGTTCCTACAGTATTTAGTAAATTTACAAGGATTGATTATAGTGTAGACTCATTATGTTTTGATGAAGATACTTCAAAATATTTTTCTTTTTATTTACCTCAAGATTTTGTTTCTCCAATAAGAAAATTAAAAACATTAAAGGTAACTTATACTGCTGGATATAACGAAAATGAATATCCAGAACAATTAAAAAGAGCAGTAGGACTTTTAGCACAAAATCTTGCTCAAATGGGTGGAACTTTAGAATGGACTAGCAGAGATGATTATGATGTTAAGATTATGTTAAAAAATGAAGGGATATTTACTAATGAAATTAAAAGATTAGTAGATACAATTACATTGCAATGACGTGTGTACTTAATTTTTATGGTGATAGATTGGAAAACATTGATATCGTAGGCAAGACAGAAGAAAAAGTTCTCATAACAAGACGTGGTAAAAGTACAGATAGTAGAGTAATTAATGATGAAAAGAAAATACTAGCATTTTCCAATTCAAATTTAATTTGTGGCGATTTAATAACCAGAAAGACATCAAAAGATAATAATAGCTACTTTATTATAGCAAAACAGGCAACTAAAGAATGTGTAGAGTGCCAAGGCATAAGAATTAATGCAAAAGCTACCATTTGTAAACTTGATAAACAATATGATGATGTAGAATATGTTGGAAGCACTGAAGAAATTATTTTAGAAGATATTCCTATTTATTTTAAAGATGTTTCTGCAAATATGAAATTTTATGATGCAGGGCTTTTAAAAGATACAACTAAAATAATTATGGTTCAAGATAATATTGATATCGAAGAGCTGTATCGTGTTAAATTTAATGGTGCAAATTACCAAGTTGATAATATAGATGTTGGACGATATGAAAATATGCTGTACATACAGCTAAGTGAAGACACGAGGTCTACTAATGAATAAAGAAAAAGTAGAACAAGCACTTGCAACATATGGAAATAGATTATGCAAGGAAATTTCTCGCACATGGGATAGTTTGCAAAGCGTAGATGGAGAAGCTAATATAAATTTTAGTATTATTAATAGCAATGATAAGAATACTACAATAGGAAGAATTGAAGCCACAGGACAAAAAGCATGGTTAATAGAATATGGGAAAGGTTCTTTAATGGCTCGTGAAACAGATAATCCATATTTACATAAATATAAAAATAATGTAAAAAGATGGAATGTAGTTAGAAAAGGACATTTTGTTACAGGACGTGTAGTGGGTAGTTATCAAGACTTAGATAATAATACTTATATTTCTGGTGGAAGATGGGCTGGTAAAAGCATGGAAAGGATTTATAAACCTATAAAACCTTATTTTGTAGTAAAAAAGAATGTAACAAAAAATAGTGCTATAAAAGAAATATTTAAGCATAGTTTAAAAAATATAATAAAATCACAGCTTAATATCGAGGTGAAAAATAAATGATACAAGACACTTTTGATATGCAATCATTAATAGTAGATGAGTTAAAAAATGACTCATCTTTTTTATTAGCATTAAAAGTACAGGATAAAGAAGATAAAGAACTTTTATCTAAAAAAATAAATCTTCAAAGGTTAAATATGGAATTATTTGAAACAAAAAATCCTCCTCTTGTAAGTATTTATTTTTCAGATGCAAGTGAAAGTAATAATTACTTGCTTAATTATGCTGTACTAAAAATAGAAACCTATACATTTAATAGATTACAGGCTAAGCCTTTGGTTAAAGCAATCAAAAACATAATGAGAGAAAAATTTAAATTAAGAATTGTTGCTGAGGGCGAAGATTTTTGTGATATAAAAAATGTTTATAAATATGTAATTGAATATTTACCTATGACATGGAGTTAATGATTTTTAATAGGCACTTATTTTAGTGTCTATTTTTTATTTTGAAAGGAATGATGTGAATGGCAAATGCTGTTAATAAAAACAAAGATGTCGTATTAAAAGGCATTGGCAAATTCTATGCTGTCGGATTAAATACTGGTCGAAGTTTTTATTCCGATAAAGGTCAAAAAATGACAATGACAATTAATACCGAAAGTTCTGAACTTTATGGTGGAGATGGAAAAGACCCAATTTATGTTTATGCAACAAAATGTACAACTGAATTTTCTTTTACAAATGCTGTTTTTAAAATGAGCCAATTAGGTATTTTAATGGATAGTATTATTACTGAAGAAGCAGTTCAAGGTACAAATATTGCTAAAATTACTAAGACAACTAAAAATTTAGGTGAGCATTTAACAAATGTAAAAGCAAAACAAGCTTCTTTTGAAGATGGTTCTACTATTGATGTAAAAGAAGGTTCTAGTGCTGATGAATCTGGTATTGCTGTTAGTACAGATGGTGCTGTTACTTTTGGTGCATCTACTAAAGAAGGCGAATATATTGTTGTTTATAGTTATGATGCAACAGGTGTACAGGTACTTGCTTTAAATAATGATTTAGCTGAACCTGTAAAAATGTATATTGTGTTTGAACCAGATACATTAAAAGGTGAAAAGAAACGTTTATGTATTGAAGTTTATAAAGCAATCGCTGATGGTAATTTAACAATCGAAACAGCACGTGATAGTGCAAGTACACCAGAAATTAAATTTAAAACAATGAGAGATGAAACAAAAGAAGGTTTAATGAAAATTACATTAACAGATATTCCTACACAGGGGGAGTAATTTCCCCTATTTCTTCAAATAAAATAGGAGAAGCAAAAATAGGGGTATCTAAAGTTAAATAAGAGGTGATTTAATATGAGTAAATATAATAAAACAACTTGGAATAGTGGCGATACTATTACTGACACAAAAATGAACAATCTTGAAGTTGGTGTAGAAAATGCACATAAAGAATTAGAAACAAAGATTAATGTTCCTAGTGGTGGTAATGGTTCTAGTGGTCAAATTTTATCTACTAATGGAGATGGAACAACTACATGGATTAATAAACCTGCTGATGGTGCTAAAGGCGAAAAAGGCGATACTGGTGCAACTGGAGCTAAAGGTGATAAGGGTGAGCAAGGAGTAGCTGGTGCAACTGGAGCTAAAGGCGATAAAGGTGAGCAAGGAGTAGCTGGTGCTAAAGGCGATAAAGGTGCAAAAATTACAAGTATTGAACTTACTATTACTGGTGGAACTATTACAGGTACTGCACATTTAGATGATGAAAGTACAGCTTCTATTACTGGTACTTATGCAGCAGGATAATATTAGGAGGAAATCCTCCTAATTTACATAAATTAGTATTTTAAAGAAGGTGATTATTAGTGGAAGAAAAAAATAGTTTTTTTGGCTTAACTGAAAAAGTTGTTGATAGAGATGGAAAATATCACGAAATTTATAGTTGTAAACTAAAAGATTTAAACAAGTTAACAGAGTTTACTTCTAAATATAATCCAATGTATTTGCAAGTTCAAATGCTAGATATTTGGTATGAGGATAATGGTGAGCCTAAACAAAATGAAAATGGACAAGTTATGTATATGTATCAAAATGATAGCTTTATGAATGGAATATATGAAGTTATTGAATTAGCTTTAAACTATAAAGAAACTAAAGAACAAATTCTTGAATGGTTAGATTTTAAATTGATAGAAGAAATTATTACAATTTTTTTAGGATTATCTCAGTTTAAAAAAAAAGTGATGTAAAATCAGATGGTAATGGAAGCTGGAATAAATTATTTGCAAGCATTATTAGTAATACTTCTTTAACTATTAAAGACATAAAAGATTTAACTATTCCTGAATTTGAAGATATATTAGAGGGTATGAATGATTATTCAGAGGAAATTAGAAAAGAATTAGACGAAAATAATACATCTGATACATTAGAAGGCAAAGAAGCATTAGATTATTTACTTTCACAGTTTGGTTAATAGGGAGTGATTAAATGGAACAGGATAATGAGAAAATTATATATGATATAGAAGTTAGAACTAAAATAGATGAAGCTCAACAAGAATTAAGAAAATTAAAACAAGAATTAAAAACTAATAATAGAGAAGAATTATTAGTTAACTTAAAAATTGTTGGAACTGAAAACTTTAAAAGTATAAAACAAAATCTAAGTGAAATTCGTAAAGCTATTGAAATTTTAGAAAAACATAATTCTACAACATTAACATTAAATGGTGCTGGATTTGATATCACTCTTAATAAACTTAGAGCCTTAGAAAAAGAATTAGAAGATTTTCAAACTAAAGTAAATAAAGGTAATCTTAATAATCAAATAAAAGAACAACAAAAGTTGTCTGAAGCTAGAGCTAAACAAGAATTAAATAATCAAATGTTATTAGCTAAAGCAGAAGAAAATAGGCAAAAAGCACAAGTAGCTCAAACCGAAAAAAATAAACAAGCACTTAATGATTATTATATTAACGAGGAAAAAAGAATTAGAGAAAATTCAAATAGAAGTAAACAAGCTTATCAAGAATGGAGTAAACAAGAAACTTCAAAAGAGAAACAAGCTGAAAAAAATAAAAAAAATCTTGATAATTATTTTACTGATGAAGAAAAGAGAATACAAGAAAATTCAAATAGAAGTAGACAGGCTTATGCTAAAATAACAGATTCTATTAATAAATATAATAATATTCTTGATAGTGTAAATAAGAAAAAAGAGTTAGGTATTCAGTTAAGTGAAAAAGAGTATGCGAGTGTAGAAAAAAGATTACAAAATGCAAAAAACAATGTTGTTTCTAGTGGTGGAATGGTTTCTGAATTGCCTATTCTGCAAGATAGAGCGTCTTTTAATAATGAAGCTCGAAAAAATTATTTAAGCGGTGTAACTTCAAAATCATTATTAGATTTAAGTTATGTTACATCTTATAGTGAAAAAATGACTAAGCTTAGAACTATATTAGATAATGCTACTTATGCTTGGGAACAAAGTGGTAGAACAAATGCTTCATATCGTAACACTATGATACAAGCACGAGCTGAAATTGATAAAACAGCTTCATCTTTACGTAAATTACAAGAAGCAACAGGAAATGTAATGTCTTTAAGTGAAAAAATGAAATTAGGTTTAAGAACACACATGACATGGATTGCTTCTTCCATTTTAGCTTCTGTTCCTTTAGTGTTGCCTGGATATGCTGTAAATACTATGAAAGATTTAGAAAGTAGATTTGCAACAGTAGAACAGGTAATACCAGAAATAGAACACGCACATATGAATAGTTTAGATAAAAATTTATCTGAAATGGAACGTATGGAAGGTTTAAAAACAGTTAATAAAGAAATGAACACATTTATTGATATTGGTTCTAAGTTTGGAGTGGCTGTTGAAGAAGTAATTTCTGCTGGTGCATCTATTGGTAGAATGTATGGACAAGGTGAAAATGGTGTTACAAATACTAATCTTTTGACCCAACAAGCTGCTAGAATTGCTGTAGCTGATAATTTTCCAATAATGCAAGCTACAAAGGGTTTAGAATCTGCATTAAGCCAATTTGAATTACAAACAGATGATACGAACCAGTTATTAGTTAATTCTAATCGTATTATTGATACGTGGACTTTAGCTGCACATAGAGGTGCTGCTTCAGCACAAGATTTAACTGAAGGTGTTTCTTTAGCTGGTGCTGCTGCTCATCAAGCAGGTGTATCTTTTGAATTTTTAAATGCTTTAATCGCTACTGGTGTTCGTACTACAGGCAGAAGTGGTAATGAAATTGGTAATAGCATTAAATCTTTTATTAATAGTATGCAATCTGATAAATCAATCGAAGCTTTAAAAGATTTTGGGATTAATGTATACAAAGATAATGGTGATGGCACACAATCTTTAAGAAGTATGGAAGATATAATTTTAGATATTTCCAGAATGATGCAAACTACAGAGAAAGAAACAAGTAAATTATTACTTACTTTATCTGGTGGTAAATATCAAGTATCTAAAATGACTGCTATTTTAAAAGATTATAATGAGTTAGTTCGTATGTCTGGATTATTAAATTCTGATGAAGTAATTGGATTTACGGATAAACAGATTGATATTCAGTTAAATACACTAAATCGTAAAATGGAACGATTAGGGACTAATATTAAAGGGCTTTTTGTTGATATCGGCGAAAGTGGTGTTTTAAATGATTTAAAAGATATTACTGATGAAATTAATAATCTTGTTGTTGGTGTTAAAGAGTTAGATATTTCATGGTCGAACTGGATAAAAACAATAGTTGCAGGAGTCGTTGCTTATAAGGGTGTACCTTTTTTAGTTGACAAATTAGCTCAATTTAAAGGTCGTATGGCTGGATTAGACATAGCATATCAAACGAATAACATACAATCAAGAAGTTTTTCTGACAGAATAAACAATAGATATAGTGATATGTTCTTACAAGGTTATTATGGTGTCAATGCAGATAAAGATACTGATGGAATAAAAAGTAATACAGCTAGTGTAAAAGAAAACACAAGTGCTAAACAAGCTAATAAAGTTGCTAACCAAACAAATGGAATAACCCTAGCTACTGAAACAGCAAGTGAATTAAAAAATACAACACAAGTAAATGCTAATACGATTGCAAAAGACAGGAATACTGTTGCTACAAGTAGAATGTCTACTGCTTCTAAGGCTGCTTCTGCAACCCTAGCTTTATTTGGTGGTGGATTTGGTTTAGTATTAACAGCTATTACTTTAATTTTACCTGAATTATTATCCTATATATCCGAATTAGGTGAAGAAAAAAATGCTCATAAAGAACTAATTGAAACATTAGATGAAGAAAATGCTAAAAGAGAACAAGAATATAACAATAAGATGAGAGCTATTGATACTGCTGAAAAATTATCAGAACAATATAGAAAAATGACAGAGGATTCTAAAAAAATGGCAGAAGGTTCTGAAGAACAAATAAAAATACAAAAAGATTTGTCGAATACTTATGATATCATTAAAGATGTTATTGAAGGCTTAGGTGATAAAAATAACAAATATACCATTTCAACAGATGAAAATGGAAAAATCATTGTTAAAGTTAACGGTAATATAATAGATTCTTTTGATGATTTAAAAAGTGCAACTACTGAACTTACTAAACAAAAGTTAGAAGCAGATAAGGCTCAATTAGAAAGCAGTAGACATTCTACGAAAACTATGTTAGAAAATATAAAAGCAAGAATAGAGGGTTATAAAAAAGAAGTAGAAGCATTAGGTATTTTAGACAAGGTTGAATGGTCTGTAAGTAAAAAAATATGGGAAAGAAGAAGTGCAGTAGCTAAAGACAATGCTGAAAGAGAAAAAGAAAGACTTGATAAATATGGTGCAAATTGGTCGCCTGCTCAGCAAGAATGGAGCAAAAATTATATTGCTAATCAAGAGGCTTATGCACAAGAAGCTGATGATGAAGTTATTAATGAACAAGGTAAATTGGGTGATGTATCTGGTTTAGAAGCAAAAAAAAATGAAATAGAAAAAATTTTAGCAGATATAGATAGTTCTATAAATGAAAAGAATATACAAATTGCTGAATATGAGGAAAGCATTAATAAAAACAGATACGATACAGGTGGTGCAGATTCAAATAGAGGAGATAAAATAGCTGAACCGCCGCAAAGCAATGAAGATAAGAAAAAATCTAAAGCAGAAAAAGAAGCGGAAAAATTAGCTAAACAGCAAGCTGACTATCAAAAAGTTTTAGAAAGAGTCGGTATAGTTGCTGATGAAAAAAGTCGTATTAATAATTTAAAATCTACAATGTCAAGTGGTTTAATACAATCAGGAGCTTTGATTAGTTCAGGAAATAGCAATATTGATAAAGCTATTGCAGATGCTTCTATTAGATATGGTGTTGATGAAAATTGGATTCACGCTTTAGTACAAAAAGAAAGTTCTTATAATGTAAGAACTGGAGAAGGAACACCATATAAAGGATTAACGCAAGTGTCTAATGATAAAATGATTGCAGGTGAAGATATTTGGGATATTTACGATAATATCAATGCTGGTGTAAGACATTTCAAAAAAATGTTAGACCTTGCTAATGGGGATTATTTTGAAGCATATATTAAATACAATGAAGGTGAAAATGGCTCACGTTCAAATGAAGCTGTGAGAAACGCAACTGCTTTTAATAAATTACATGATGATATTATTAATGGTACTTCTAGTTTTGGCAATAAATTGGAATTAGCTAGTACAACTAATTTATCAGAAGCAACCCAATGGGCAGACCAAATGGTTGAAGATGGTAAATATTATGGTGCTAATGGTTGTACCGCTTTTGTTAAAGCTTTTTTAGGACAAATGAATAGTAGTTTTGCTGATACTATGGATATGTACGTTCCTGATTTATACAATAACGTAAAAGACACAGATAAATTTTTAAATAAAAAATCTGGTTTTAATACTGGAGATATTGTAATTACTGATTCTGATGGTGTTTTTGATGAACCAGACCATGTTGTAATAGCAGATGGGCATGGTGGTTATTATGGAAATTCAACAAGTCAAGAGAAAGTAGTTCATGGTAGTTTATCTGATTTTAAATACATTTGGGGCGGTATTAATACAGGTACAAACAAAGGTGCTTATTCTACAGGATTTAATGATGCTCAATTTGTAAAAAATCTCTTTTCTGCTTATGGCATTGATGATGAAAAAATGTATAATTTAAGAAATGTTAAAGATATTTCTATGATGTTAAAAATGACTGATGCAATGGGAATGAATGTAAAATATTCTCAAAAAAATCCAATAGCAGGTGATATTTTATATACAACAGATGGTAAAGCTTTTGTTGTTAATAGTAATCTTGGATATACAGGCATTAACGGAGCTAGTGGTAAATCATGGAAGGATATTCCAAATTTAGTAGATACATTTACTTCATTTGAATATGCTATGGGATTAAATTTAGAAAATGCAGGTTCTAAAATTGGTAAATTAAAATTATCTGATAATTTAAGTACATTTATAAATGGGATAATAGATAGAGCAAATAATAGTTCTGAAAAGTTTTTTGAAATCATAGAGCAACAAGACAAAGAATATAACCAAAGAAAAAACGATATTTCTAATAAAAAAAGTTTATATGGTGAATTTGATTTTGAAGCAAATAATGACGAATATGAAAACGAAGAACAACAATATAAACGATATCAAAACAGATATAAAATATTTAGTGATTCTGTATCTAATATAGAACAAAAAATAACTGAATATTTTGGAAAAGGTGTATTGAAAGATAAACTTGCTAATTCTGGTTTTGATAATTGGAAAGATTTATCATATAAACAACTTCAGCAAGTTGCACAGGATTATTCAAAAACAATCGGAGATGATGACCTTGAAAATATAGTATCATCATATAAAGATGTTAAAGATAAAGCTGATGAAGCTAATAGAAGTATGAAATCTTCTTTATTGATATTAGAACAATTTCAAGGTTTAAAAACACCTCAACAAGAATTAGAATATGAATTAGATATTTTAGATAAAAGAATGTCTTTATGGAAATCTAATTTTGCAATGTTTAGAGGTGGCTCATATGATGGTTTAGCTTGGCAGACTAATAAAGCTGACCATGAAAATACTGTAAAACAAATTAAGCTTTACAGTGAATATCTCGCAAAGTTAAATGCAGAAAGAGATAAATATGTTTCTAGTGGTAGTAAATATAAATCAAAAGTAGAGGAAATAACAAAAGAAATAACCACAATTCAAACGAAATTAAATGAATTACAGAAAAAAGCTGAAGAAACGTCTGGAAAATTAACAAAAGAAAATAAACAAACTATTTCAAATATGTTATATGACTGGATTAAAGGCAGTAGTTCACTTAAAGATATTTGGACTGATTTATGGAATGAAATAGCCAAAGTTGCCTTAGATAGGTTAATGGGAATAAAAGATTCCACAAATTCTGTTTGGGATTTAGTTTCGAATATGTTTGGGTTTGGTAAACTTAAATTAAATTCTACTGAAAAACAAGAAGCTGGACGCTATGTAGATAATTTTAATTCTAACAATGATACTATTGGAAAAGTAGCTAACGCTTCATTATCAACAGCAGAAGTAGTGCAAAGAAATAATAGTACAGAGGGCATTGCTAATTTCTATGCTCAAGGTTCTAACTTAAATAATGCTTCACAAAATATGTTATTAGCTTCACAGAATATGTTACAGGGAACTGTGCAGGATAATGTTAACACTATCCAAGATAGTGCAAATACCGCACAAAACACAGCAAATGCTATTCAGTTTTCAACAACAGCTAATATGCAAGAAATGGCTATTCAGCAGTTTGGTGGAAATGTAAGTCAATTTGGAAGTGCTGTATCATCTTTTGGTTCTCAAACAATGGTAAATACTGCTGGTGGTAAAGGTGATAATATTGGTAGTTATATAGGTTTATTGCCTAGTGTAATAGGGTTATTTTCTACTGGTGGCTCATTAGAAAAGTTTGCAACAGGCGGAAATTCTGTTAAGAATGGTGGAAAAATTAAAGGTGCAGGAACAGGTGTTAGTGATAGTATTTTAGCCTATTTGGAAGAACAGGGTAAATTTATCGCTGTTTCTAATGGTGAATATATTATGAACGCAAATGCAACACAAAAATATGGTGCTATATTAGAGCAAATGAATTTAGATAAATTTGCTTCTGGTGGAGCAGTTGTTCCAGAACCTTATGTTCCAACATTTAAAAATCCAAATATTGCAAGTAATATCATCAAACAAGAAGCTCAAAAACAAAATAACAATGCTCGTATGGAAGAATTATTGGGACAGCAAAATCTTATTTTAACTAATATTGCTAAACAAGATAATTCTAGTGGTGGCAATGTTACTATTTTAAATACAAGAGCATCTAAAGAAGAAATTTTTGGTGAACTCGCAAAAGACCCTAGAGCATTACAACGTTTGTTATATGGTAATCAAAAAAGAGGTTTTAGATAAGACGTGCTTATTTTGCACGTCTTTTTTTACATAAAAGAGGTGTTTATTTTGGAAGATATTAATAAATATGTAGGTATACCACATTATTTTAATCAAGACTCATTTGATGGGTGCGATTGTATTGGATTATGTCGATTATTTTATAAAGAACATGGGTGGAAACAAGATTTTAAAGATGGAAAACCTATTACTAAAGACTGGCAAAAAACAGATGGTGCAATTCGTTTATTCAGGTATTTTAAACAAAATTTTAAAGAAACCAAAAATATAAATGAACTTTCTTTCGGAGATATTGTGTTATTTGATGTAGCAGGAGATTATCATTTTGGTATTTATTTAGAATATGGAAAAGTATTAGGAATGGAAGTCCCTGTTAGATATGGTAAAAGTATTAGCACTGTTTATCATAAAAAATTATGGATAAATGGTTTTGTTAGTGGTTTTAAAAGAAAAAATGATTAAAATGGAATAATTTCCCTTAAAAATCAATAGATTATGTAGGAGTGATTATTTTGGAAGAATTAAAAGTTTATGTAAGAGAAAAACCTACAGAAAAGTATGATTGGAATACTAGAACTGTACAATTTGAAAATGGGAAAAAACAATATCAACAAACGTGGACTTCACCAGAAGTTACTTGTACGTTTACAACAACTGGATTAACAGAATATATAAATAAAATTATTGATTTTTACAATGACCGCAAAGGAATGTTAGAAACATTTTATTGTGATGTGTTTAGAGATGGTAATAAAAAAATATATAGGTTTGGAAGTACATTAGAACCTCAATGGTTTTATGATGTAAAAGGCAAAAAGATAGGTGCTACTTTGGATATAACGTTAATTGAGGTTAAGGAGTGATATAATGTGATAATTTTACCGCAAAAAATGAGCGAAATGAAAGATAGTGATGCCACTTTTTTTATAGAACTTTATATAGTAAAGCTAAAAACAGGAACAATTTATTTAGCTGCTACTGATACAGATATCACATTTGCTGGACAGACTTATATGGCAATCCCATTTCAAAGGGAAACTATTGATAGAAGTATGGATAATGTTATTGATACTTGTGAAATAAGTTTAGGTGATGGAGATTATGATAAATTAGCTTATTTGAGTCAAGGTTTTGATTTTAGAGGTGCAGATGTAACAATATTTAAAATATCTTATCCAGATAGCTTAGAAGATGATACCATAAAGAGCATCTCTTTTATGGGATATATTAATTCTTGTAGTTACTCAGATGGTGTATTTTCGTTTTCTTTAAATACTAGATTGCCGAATATAGAAGTTCCAAATAGAACTTGTCAACTGTGTTGTAATAGTGAATTTGGTGATTCTGAATGTGGTATATCATTAGAAGAAACAAACGTAGAATTAGCCACTGGTTCAACTAGTAGTAATATTTTACTTCCATCTACGTACGAAACAAATTATTGGAAAGATGGAGTAATTTTTATTAAAGGTGAATCACGACTGATATTATCTAATGAAGGCAATAAAATAGTTGTAAATTATTCTTTTTTACAAAGTGATATTAAAGGCGGAATGGAAGCTACTTTAATTCGTGGCTGTGATAAGACTAAAGAAACTTGTCAAAATAGATTTAATAACATGAAAAATTTTAGTGGATTTCCTGCTATTCCATTTGAAAATGTTTATAGGTAGAAATGAGGTGATATTTTGGGAAAAGGCGGAGGAAAAAGTGTCGGAAAAGCATTGTTTACTATTGGTGGCTTCTTTTTAGGCGGTGGATTTTGGACTGGACTTCATGCTGCTAATTGGTTAAGTGGAGCAGTTTTAGGTGCTTCTTTAGGTAGTTCAATATGGAGTGCAACCCATAAACCTAAAACAAGCAATACAAACTCACCTAATATTCAACGTTTCGATAAGGTACAAGAAACTATGTCTAGCACAGCAACAATTCCTGTCGTTTATGGATATAGAAAAATAACTGGAAATCAAACGTTTCATGAAACAAATGCTGACCAAAATACACTTCATAAGCACGTAGTTTTATGTGAAGGTGGAATTGAAGGTATTGAAAGTGTTAGTGCTAATGATTTGCTTATTCCGACTGGTGAGCAGACGTCTAATACAGTATTTACTATTCAAAATACAATGTATGCTGATGCAACTGTTAAAAAGAATGGTAAACATTTGTATTTATCATGTAATGGAACAACCAAAGACTTATACTTAGCAAATAAAGATGATGCTTCTAGTGCTGATACTTTATGGAGTTGGCAAACAAGTGTTCCAGAATTAATAACTTATATTAATAAAATAGGTGATGGTTGGGAAGCTTTTCCAACGGCAACAACAAGTAAATATCCTGGCGATTTATGGGACATTGCAGGAGCAAGGAAATTTATTGGAACAGTAACATTTTCTAGATTGTACAATCCATATGATTCATTTGAAGATAATGGATATTTTTATGAGTTTGTACGGTCTGAATTATATCCTAGTGGAAGTGGTCATGGTCATAGAACAAGGACTGTTTTTAATAAATATAAATTAGGCGGTGCGATATCATGTTATCAATCTCTTGTTAATATACAAGCATCTACAGTAACAGGTGGAACAAGTTATACTTTTTATGATTCAACACCACCATCAAATTATATAGATGTCGGCGGTTATCCTAAAATGGCATGGTTAGATATGAATTTCATGGTATCTAACGAATTGAATGGCAATCCGTCTGTAAGTTGTTTTGTAAAAGGTAGAAAAGTTTATGATACACGAACAGGCGAAACAAAATATTCAACTAATCCTGCAATGTGTTTAAGAGATTTTATTTTATCTAAACGTTTTGGCTTAGGAAAATGGATAACAAGTGAAAATATTGATGAAGATAGTTTTAAAGAAGTAGCAGATTATTGTGATGAAATAATTACTTATAAAGGCTCTAGTGGAGAAACTGTATCTTGTAAACGATATGAATTAAATATTGTTATTGACCAAAAACAATCTGCTTTAGATTGGATAAGTGATATTTTAGGCAACTTCTGTGGATTTCTGGTGTGTTCACAGGATAAGCTATTTTTAAGAATTGAAAAGCCAGAAAATGTTGTATATAAATTTAATGATAGTAATTCTTCAGATTTATCTGTTGCTCCATTAGCATTAGATGATACACCAAATAGATATTCTGTTGCTTTCATTGACCCGTTGAATAACTGGAATAGTATTGAAGCTATTGTAGAAGATTTTGCTGACCAAAAAAATAGAGGTAAAATTATAGAAAAATCTGTTAGTTTAGAAGGTACAACGAGTCAAAATCAAGCGTTAAGGCTTGCTCGTTTTTATAGAGATTATAATTCAATATGTTTTAAAACAATATCTTTTAAAACAGGACAACAAGCAATGCATTTAGAACCTGGAGATGTCATTGAATTTTCTTTTCATAATGTATTTAAAGAGGAACCTTTTAGAATTACAGAAATAAAAGAAAATAATGATGGTACATTTGAAATATCTGCACGAAACTACAATGAAAATATTTATAATGATTATCTAGGTGCAACAATTCAAGTTTACAAATATGGAACAAAGGAAACTTCATTAACAGGTGTTGTTCCAGAAATAAAAAAATTAGTATTAAATCAAAATTATTTTATAAATTCTGATGGCAGTATTGTTAGTGATATTTTAGGTGATATTATTCTCCCTACTTATCCTTATATTCGCAATATATTAATATATTATGCTATAGATGATAGTGAAGTATGGGAGTACTTTGGCTCTACTATTGATAATATTTTCATTATTAATAATGCTAAAATTCATGTTAATTATAGATTTAAAATTATTGTTGAAAATACGTCTGGTAGGTGTTCTGAAGGATATGTTTCAGAACCATATTATATTACAGGAAAAGACACTCCTCCTAGTGATGTTACTGAAGGTAGAGTATGGTATAATCCAAACTCAACAGAAATTAAATTAATATGGACACCTGTTGAAGATAAGGACTTAAAATGTTATGAAATCAAAGATGAAAATTTTGAAACAATAGGAAGAACTATAACTACTAGCTTTACTTATGAAATTTTAGATAATGAAGCTCATAATTTCTATATTTATTCTGTTGATAATGGTGGTAATTTATCTCAAACCCCTTTAACATTAACAGCTCAAAGAGATATGTCTTGTGAAGATATATCTGAATTAACAGTAGAACAAGATAGCAATAACTTAAGTCAAATAAATATATCTTGGAACGAAGTAGAAGATAGTAGATTATCTAAATATAATATCTATGTTAATGGTAAAATGGTACATTCCACAGATGGAACAACATATAGTTATATTGCTAATTCTAGTGGTACGTATACTATTGGTGTAAAAACATATTCTATTTTTAATGTTGAAAGCGAAGGCATATTTAAAGAAATAACTATAAAAATTGAACCAGAAGATATAACAGAATTTTCAGTAATCCAAATGGACACAGATAGAAGTAATTTACAATTTAATTGGGAACGAGTGCCTCATGGTGTAAATTATGAAATACGAATGGGCGAAGATTGGAATAGTGGTAAATTTATAGCTAAATCTAGCTCTAATAATGTTGTTTATCAAATTAGAAAAGAAGGATATTATAAATTTTTTATAAAAGCTATAGGTTATAATAATAAATATAGTGTTAATGCTAAGGAATTAGGCTTGCAATTAGTGTTAACACCAAATGTTATAGAAAATGTTAAAGTTAAACAAAATCCTAAAGACCGAAGTCAAATTATTGTAACATGGGATATTCCTACAGATTATCACGATATTGTTTTATATTCTGTTTTTATTAATGATGAAAAAATAGGTACTTCAATAACAAATTCTTTAACTTATACTATGCCACAATCACTTGATATTTCTCTATCTGTTACAGCTACTACAGTAGCAAATTTTGAATCACGTAAAAATAATTTATTTACACATATTATGATTGAACCATATGATATAGAAAGTTTTAATGGTACTCAAAATATTTCTAAAAAAACTGAATTACATTTATATTGGACAGCACCAGAAGAATTAGATATCTCTCATTATGAACTTCGTATGGGGGATTCTTGGGACAATTCAACATTAATTAGTTCTCATATTACAAATACTTATTATGATGTTGTTATTAATGTAGAAAGGACATATCATTTTTGGTTAAAGGCTGTTTCAATGGCAGGCTACTATTCGTTATATCCTGCCCATTTTGAGTGTACTTTTGACTTAAATCCTTCTCCTGTTACAAATTTAGTAGTTAAACAAGATACTAACGACAAAACTGTAATTAATATAACTTGGGACGCAGTGCAAGAGTATGATATCAGTTTTTATGAAGTTAGATATGGTAATTCTTGGGATACTGCTAAAAAAATAGCAACGACAATCAATACTATGGTTTCATTTAGTCCAGATGTTAGCAGTGGCAATATAAATGTTATTGTAAAATCTGTAAATACAAGTGGTTTTTATTCAAATGAAACTAGAGCTAATTTATATGCTATATATGAACCTTCAGATGTTAAAGACTTTTTAGCATATCAAAATGGAGATTATGTGGAATTTAAATGGGCAAAAGTAGAAGAAAATGATATTGTCGGATATGAAATACGAGAAGGCTATTCTTGGGATAGTGGCACTACTATTGTTTCTGGTGTTACAGTTAGTCAGTATGAGTATAAAGTTAGTTTTGAAGGCACATTTAAATATATGATTAAAGCTATAAATCGTAGTCGAAGATATTCTGTAAAAGAAAACTCTCAATTATTAAGAATAGAGAGCTTATCGGATAAAAATATTATTTTAACTATAGATGAAATAGTTGATAAAAATGGTACTCACGACCATACAGTGTTTGGAGGAAGTTATTATACATGGCAAACTTTAGGTGGGAAATTTAGTGATTATTCTAATATGATGTTTAGTGAAATTGGTGGTAGTGAAGTTTTGCAATTAGATAAACAAGAAGATGGAACATATTATTCCAAAGGAGTTTATTTATGTAAAACTATAGACGTAAAACAAGAAATTACAGCAAACATATCTTGTAAATTTTTATCTACGTCCAGACACTTTGGAAGTGTAAATGCCAAGTTAGAGTTTAGAATATCAAAAGATAACATAATGTGGACTGATTGGAGAGTTTTTACAGAAGCACAATATGATTTTAGATATGTAGAATTTAGATGTATTTTATCAACAGCAGATAATACAATTACTCCAGAAGTAAATAAAATTGATATTTATATTGATGTTCCAGACAGAGAAGAACAAGGTAGTTTAAAAATTCCTATTGGTGGAACTACAATAACTTATAAAAAAGAATTTTATATAGTTCCAATCGTAACACCATATGCTTTAGGATATGGTGTTCGTTGTGAAATAACCGATAAAACAAAACAAAGTTTTAAAATCAGAGTTTTAGATAGTAATAATTCTGATGTCGGAGGGAATATTAATTGGAGAGCAAGAGGGTATTAAAATCTTGCTCTTTTTTATTTGTATGAGAGGTGATTTATATGGCTTATGATATTAATTTTCCAGCAGATGATAGTTATTTATCTGACTTTCCTGCTGGTGATAGAGAACAAAATAGAGCTTTAAAAGATGACCAAATTGTAAACGCAGGCAGACTACGAGGGCTAACCGTTGGAAACGAAAATGGTCAAATTCCCATAAATAATGGTACAGAAAACACAAATTTAAATGCTGCACTTTTAAATGGTAAAGAAAGTAGTTATTTTGCTACAAGTAATCATACCCATACTACTGCAACTCAAAGTAGTAATGGATATATGAGTAATGCGGATAAAAAGAAATTAGATGGTATTGCTAGTGGTGCTGAAGTAAATCAAAATGCTTTTGCAAATGTAAAAGTAGGCTCAACTACAATACAATCTGATGCCAAACAAGATACTTTAGAATTAGCAGCAGGTACAAATATCAGTCTTGTCGGTGATGCTAATAATGATAAAGTTACTATTGGGGTTACAGGTAAAGTTGCAAGTGCTAGTCAAGCAGATAATGCTACTAACGCTACCAAAGCGACACAAGATGGCAGTGGAAATACTATAACTACTCACTATTTAAGTAGAAATCAATCAACTCAAAATGATATGAATGCTTGTACAGTTGAAGGTATTTATCGTTTTAGTGGAACATTAAGTAATGCTTGGACTGGTACAAGCTGGGGAACATTATTAGTTCTTAATAATCAATACAATGGTGGAAGTGGTGTAGGTGGTACTTATTTAGTTCAAATGGCATTTCCGACAGACGGCAAAATATATATGCGACAAAGAGTAAATACTGGAGCATGGACAGGTTGGGTTGCATTAGCACGAACTTCTGATAATGTAGCTAGTGCTACTAAGGCAACACAAGATAGTGATGGAAACGCTATTAACACAACATATCTTAAACGTAGTGGTGGGACAATGGGAGGTGCATTAAACCTAGCAAACGGCACACTTAATTTAGCCGGAGATGATTGTTATTTTGGCGACCAAAATATTGCAGGTGGATTCTGTTTAAAAGGTGCAAATGGAGCAACAAATTTAACTTTTATAGATAAAGATAATGCTGCACAAAAAGCAAGCTTATCTTATACTGGAGGGGATTTAATTAGCAGTGCTACTATTCGAGGAAATATTATTGGTACAGCTACTAATGCCAATAATCTAGTAATAAGCGGCGGAACTTCTGCTCATATAAAATATGGTGGAGGAGATGTAGATGAAAATACCGCTATAAGCCAAAATAAAGTAAATCTTTTAATTGGTAGTTGGTATAGTACAGGATTTAGAGATTTGTGTAGTACTGGAAATCCTATACGTGTAGCAATAAATCACAGAAATGGGAATATAAAAACAACAGGAAATGTAACAGCAAATGGAGCAATGTATAGTGCTACTCCAGGAACGGGTGATAATAGTACACGTGTTGCTACAACAGCATTTGTGCAAAGTTTAATAAGTTCTTTAAAAGGTTCTATTGGTGGTACGATAGTAGCATCAAATTTAGCTCAAAATGGATATGTAAAATTTAGTAATGGTCTAATTCTACAATGGACAAACTCTCAATTAACTATTTATGTTAAAAATTATAACAATGTTGATAAAGATAATGTTTATATTAATACTGTTAGGTATTGGGCTATTGGTATTTAATTAAACTCCTATTGCAATATAATCAAATTTAGCACTCATAGCACAAACTTGCATAGAACCTGTTTCTGCGTGAATATATACTCCATTATTTGTATAGTATGTTGTTTGAACATTAGCTCCGTTTTGACCAAAGACAACTTTAGGAATAGATGGCATACACCATTTTCTAGACGAGAATACTATAGGGAATGGAACTGTATAAGTAAAATTTTGTTTTCCACCAATTGTTCGAGACCAATTAAAAGTTCCCCATTGTGCAGTATATATTCCTCCATCATTTGCTGATACGATAGTTTGGTA